GGCTTTCCGAAAGGTTTGCTCTTACTTCCCCCCCCCCCGTGTAATCGGCAGTCCCTGCCGATGTTTTAATTATTATCGTTCTCGCTGTTCAAAGGAAAACCCATCACGTGGGTCAATGAACACTACGCTTGAATCTGCCTCATCGGGTCGGTCGTAGTGCGAGCAGACGGAGGTGTCTACACGAATTGCGTGTAAGATTTCGTCTCGGAAGGTGTCAAGCACGATGTTTCGTACTACACCCGAGTACGTTTCCCTGAACATCTCTTCAAGCCGTGACTGACGAGAGCGGAATGCTTCAAGCTCTTCTGCTTGTCGGGCGATAGTGCCCTGAAGGTCTTCAACGACATGACGCTGTTCACGTACTTGGTCGTTGTGACGTTGAATCACCTCCTGATGCTGTGCAAGGGTGATGCGCCCACGGAATGGGTATTCGAAAGTTTCCATTTTGATAACTCTTTTTGAAGATTAAAACTTAGTACTCTATGGGAGAATCGAACTCCCCTTTCAAGAATGAAAATCTTGCGTCCTAACCGATAGACGAATAGAGCATCAGGAGCTTCGGTACTTCTCAGTGTCTCCGCTCCAAAATTAGTAACTATGAGATTTGAACCAAAACCAGACCGCAAGGCAGGTTACGAACCTGCTTCCCGATTTGTCGTTACCGAGTTATCGGTGCTTTATCGTATAAACTACTTGCGGAGCAACACATTAAACCATTTAAGCAACTATGGGGTGAAAATTCGTTCCGAAGGCGAGAGTCGAACTCGCAAAACCTGCCTTCTAAGGGCAGTATGTATGCCAATTCCATCACTTCGGAAGGTTACGGACTTATTCATAGCCGAACCGAAAACGCACTTAATTAACAGCCAAGTGCTCATCGTATATGAAAATCTACGCAAAACAATGATTTGTGTAGTTCCCACTTCTTGCTTCAACCTACCACTACTTTTTAGTGCATTGTATTTCTACAATCGGTCATCCATAGGAGGGTAGTCCACAAGCGTAAATTCGGTACTACGAATACCTACTTAATTTTCCATTTCTAAGAAATGGTTAGTATGGATGGCAGGACTCGAACCTGCGACCCCTGCATCCCAAATGCAGAACGCTACCAACTGCGCTACATCCATATCAGAAGCTAACGAACGTGCTGGTTACACCCGACTATCTCGTGGGTAGCCATAGGAATTTCACCGACTCCTTTCGGTAGCTTCTCTTTATTGTATCATCAAGAATGTCAAAGAGCGAGGTGGGCTTTGTTTCTCTCCCACACCACAAAGGTAGGGAGAGTTTTTTAATCCACCAAATCTTGATGAAAATTTCTTTTCCGAGATTCTCAGTCTCGGTTGAATTGCTAACAATGTCAAAGAACTCAGGTGAGCCGTATTGTTCGTTCACATTGCAAATGTAGGAAGGATTTTTTAATCCACCAAATCTTTTGGAGAATTTTCTCCTGCTGGTTGTGACGAACCACCTACGTTAGGGTTCTCAACGTCCTTTGTATCAGGTGTTTTGCTATCTGATTCTTCGTCAGATTTTTTTTCTGCGTTACGTGCTTTCTCTTCGTTCCTCTTGACCTGCTCCTTTCGGATTAGTTCAAGTTCGTTGTTTGCTTTGAGCACTTCGTTGTTGTATGTCTTACGGGCTTGGGCTACTCTCGTATCTATTGCAGACACCTTTTGTTGTAGGTCTACATCGGTGATAGGTATATTGCCGTGCCCTGCTGTATCATCAGCCTCAAAGAGCGGTTTGCTCTTTGGGCTTTCCTTGATGGTTACTTTATACTTCTTGTTTGCCATAGTCGTTTATAGTGCAGGTTCACCTGCTGTATCTGCTCCCGTATCAGCTCCTCCGAGGTCTCCCCCCGTATCGGGTGCGCCACCGAAGTCACCACCACCTAAGCCTCCTCCTGAGCCTCCAACATCAAATCCACCTCCGTTGTCAAAGTCTGCGATACCGCCACCGAAGGAATCCATCTGACCAAATCCACCTCCGTTTTGTGCTTCGCCTTCTTCCTTCATCTTCTCCTGATGCTTCTTTCTTGCTTCTCTTGCGGCGTTCAGCTCAATCATATCATCTGCTGATAGGTTGAGGAACTTGCTTATTGCAAAGCTGGCAGGTATGTAAGAGGAGTCGTTTTCCTCTTGGATGGTAAGTAGGGAGTTAATGTATTCAGAAGCGTTCTTGAGTCTTTCGCTCTCCTTCATATCTACGAAGATGTTCTCATCAATGAACTCAATGGTCGTTGCGGCTTTGAGCTTCACGTGCTTTGCGTACTCAGGGTGCATAAGGGCAAACTGAATCCAAGTTGGCTTGATAAGTATCTCCTTGAAGATGACCCTAAGTCGGTTGATGAATCGGTGGAAGTTATGCTCTTCGTGCGTGATGGACGAACTCACATCATATGGGTTCGCCATTCCCTTCCCTACTGAGTTAGGGAATCTGTTACGTGGTATCTGCGTATCTTGGATGAACCTATCCCAAAAGTATTCAAGCGTTTGGGTTGAGTTCATATCGTACCCGTCATCACCGATGGAAGACACGTCCGTTGTCCCTTGTGCGTTAGAGGGGAATACCATCGTCTTGGCGAATGGGAACTTCGCTCTGCTGTTGTAGTTCACCTCACCGCTCAGCGAGTCAATGCTGATGTCTTCCTTGTAGAATGCTTCAAACTGAGCAAGCTCTGTGCGCATCTTCTGCGGAGGCATTGAACCCATAGGTACGACAATCTTCGTACGCTTCTGAGCATTCATCAAGTTCCAAATGACACGAGACCCTTCAAGCTGGTTGAGGATGTTGTACGACCTTGAAAGACGCTCAAGGTAGGATACGTTCAAGTTGTTGTACTTACCTGAATACGATATGTAGATGATATTTGAGTCGGGAATTTCAATAGCCCCTCCTGACGTTTCTTGTATCCACACCTTAACGTCACCTACACCTTCTACCTTCTTAATCTTAGTATACAGCGTAGTTGGGTCAAGTTGCTTAAACCCTGCTATACCCGTAGCCTTCATGATACCATTCTCCGAGGTATATTCGTAGATGATTTCAAATGCGAGAATACCATCAATAAGGAAGGACTTGAAAAGATTCCAAGCGTCATCAGATACGTGGAAGTTGTATATACGATACACTTCACGGAAAGCCATGACGAGACCATCAAGCACTTCCGACTTACGTCCTTTCTTATCAGGTTTGATGACACTTGATAGGAGCTTAATATCCAAGTTGGCAAAGTACCCATTCGTATCGTAGACGATGGCTTCATTGGATATAATATCAAGACACGTCTCAATCGTTGGGTTCTTGGCAAAGTCCCTGAGCTGTTGTCTCCTTACGGAGTATCTCTTATCGTAATATGGAATATACTCATCTTGACCTACAACGTCTGCGTATGGGTTTAGGTAGATATTATCGTTACCCCCATACATTGAGTTGAATGAGTTGAGTGCCGTATTAGATGTCTCGGTAGAACCCTTTGCGAAAGAGTTTTCAATGAGGCTGGTGTTCCACCTTGCAGACGTTGATGATAGGTCTACGAGGTTGCGTGCCTTAGCCTTCTTCTTGTCTCCTCCATCACGAGCGTGTTCTTCTGCGTAGACAGCATATATAGGAGAACGCCTATCCTCTCTGTTCTCCCTTGATGGGTATATGTATTTGATTTTCCTTGCCATAGTAAAAGCCCCTAACTAAGAATAGCAGGTTGGTATTTTATTTACCAATCTACTTATTTTAGTTAGGAGCTTAAAGTACGTTTTCTGAAGCCTATAAGTAAACCTTCTTATGGGTCAGAGGGAACTTCCTATCCTTGTAAATCCCGTCTCGTTCCTTTGCGTGCTTCATCAGGTAGCAAGAGGAGCGACTTGATGGGACTTTTTCCCCCTTAGGTTTGTAGTTTAGGTTGTCCCTAAAGTCGTAAAGGATAACCTTATCCTTCCCCTTGAAGAGACGCATACCACGACCGAGAGCCTGAGCTACGATGCGTTCGCTCTTTGTCGTCTCCACGAGGAAGATATACCAAAGCCTTAGCAAGTCCACACCCTCAGAGAACGTGCCAAGTGTAGCAACAAACACAGAGTTGTTGGTCTCGTCCTTTTCAAACTCTTCCTTCATCGCATCACGTTCTGCGACACTCGTGCTTCCGTCTACGTAGTATATGGTCTTGTCGGTATTCTCCTCAAGCCACTTGACGATTTGGTTTCCGTAGTCACCCTTAACATCAGAGAAGAGGACAAGGGTATTCATATCTGTACTTGCGATGCAGTTGCAGATGTACTCAAGTCGCTTGTGCGAAGCTCGGATGTACTCACGCTCTTCGTTGTACAGCATTGATGCCATTCGGGTATCACCTGCGGGTCGCATCATTCGGTGGTTGTACAAGTTGGTAAGACCACCATATGTATTGTCGTGGACAAGCTCAATAGCTTCAACCTCAATGGGTGTTGCCTTCTTCTCTTCATTGATGAGCTTGTCGCTCGTTAGGGTGTATACGATTGGACCCATGTACGACTGAGAGGTGAAGGATTCAATCGTTCCCTTCTTCTTGTGCGGTGTCCCCGATAGCCCTATCTTGTATCGTGCATTCACGCAACGACTAAAGACCACCTGCATCCCCGATGCCGTGATATGCTGACACTCGTCACCAACGACAGCCGTGACCTTTCTGAAGAACTCTACATTCACCTTTTGGAGGGATTGGAATGTCCCGAAGACGATGTTGCATTTGTCTCCCTTGAACTTAGCTACGGGCTTGCCTCCTCCGACAAGCTCATACTTCCACTCCTTTTTGAATGCTGGGTTAATCTTCCCATCATAAAGGACGAACTTCTCCATCGTCTGAGTGGCGAGCGCACCGCTTGGAACAACGAAGACCATCTTTGTTTCCTCAAGGTGGTCAAGCATATACTTAAAGATAAGATAGCTCGTCAGCGTTTTACCCGCACTCGTGGACATCTCCGCTACGCACCTTCGGTATCTAAGTACTGCATAAGCCGCATCCTTCTGATAACCATATGGTTGTATCTCTGAACCTTCAAAGAGGTCTGATACGTATTTCTCAAAGTACTCCTTTGTGATTTGCGTATCAATGAGAGTTGGTAGGAAAGCATCTGAAAGGGATACCTCTTCCTTATATTCGGAAGCAAAGTTATAAAGCTCCCTCCATAGTCCCGAGGAAACGATGAGGTTCTCGCTCATAAACGATTCCTCCACGGGGATGTTTGGGTTGAGCTTCCTAAGGATAAAGGCATCCTTTCGTTCAGCCGTCATATATGATAAGAGCTGAAACGTCTTATGCTCCTGAAGGTCATCTACTTTAATGTACTGACCATCGTTTGAGATTTTTAACAGCATTGAACATATATCTTAATGTTAAAAAAGAGTGCGCTACTCCAAATGCAAAGATATGGAATAGCGCACAAATATACAAATATGGTTCGGTTATTTAGGGTTTCGCAAGGTGAATACCCAAAGATGCCCTGCGTCTTCTTCTGCGCCCTTACCCGTGTGGGCTTGAGCAATCCTTGGTGAGATAGTAACCGAAGAAGTAAAGTTATCCCTCCATTTGTAGGAGAGGCGAGTCCTCTCAAGGTTGATTAGAGGTCCAACGGGGTAGTCCTCTCCAAGGTCTATCGTATATGGAGATATTTCCACCTCGCCCTTAATCTTATCCTCCTTGACCTCGGATACGCCTACAACCTTATACGTCAGCTGTTGCTTGAGTTCATCAAGGGACATCGTAAGCTCCTTCGCCTTCTTAGCCGTATCTACCGAAGCCTTCTCCTCGTCTTGGAAGAGGTATCCATTAGAATGGGCGTGCTTATTGGAAGGTATCTTCCTAAACATCCGAGCGAAAGGAGAGGACGTGAGCGGAGAATGGCTCTCCTCATTGTTCCAAAAAGACCTTGCCTTCAGCTCGTCATCCGTGAAGAGCGGGATGTTCACATCCAAGTCAAGCTCAACCTTTCCGCCAATCTTCTTGTACACCTTCCCATTGTAAACTACCTCATTGGAATGTCCTACGTTTATCTTATTCCCATTGAAGGTACGCTTTGGGTAGTCAAGGGTTAGGAGCGTCTTGTTGGTCTCCGAGATAGGCTTAATGGAGAAGTGTGTATCGTCATCAAACAGAGAGCTTAGCGTAGGTAGCATAAACTCATTTGAGAACGTACCACCTGAGGTGAACATCCTATTGGTAAGGTATGGTTTGATGTAAATGGAAGCCGTCTTATCAACTCCATTGAAATCACCCCAAGTCGTATATTGGTCAGGGATGCTGTTAAGCTCTTTTGTCGTTAATTGATTAACTCCTATCTCAATAGGCATCACCGAATAAACGCCCCTTGAAGATACAACACTACTCTTAACATACCTCCCATACATTGCGCTCTCCTGGGTTATACCTGACGAGAGGTCTACGCTCGTCTCGTTCATAAGAACGGGTTCTTCGTTGAGGTAGTTGAACGTTTTGATTATGTCATACTTAGGGTCAAAAGATATGCTCCCGCCATCATCAACAGAAGGGGAGAAGAACATCATTCGGTCTACGCTTATAGGTAGTTCAATATCCGCATATGTCGGGTTGTCCATCTTGAGCTTCAGCGATATGTTCACCTCGCTATGTTCTACAAGATAGTTCATCGTAGAGACGATTATAAAGAAGCCACTTTCATACCTACCATTCCCAAGAGTTGCGATAGACGTTATGTTCTTCATATCTCGCTCTTGGCTCATCAGACCAATCTGATGCGCTACACGTTCAGTTGTCACGTCTCTATCACGCACTGCGGGACTTTCGGAGATGAGCATATCAAGGATATTCTTCGCAACCTCCTTGCTCATTGAAGCGTCAGCATTCTTATCCCTAAGGATAGCAAATGGGACGCTGTCGTTCATAAAGTCGGTTATGGAAGCCTTGCCCTTTGTAATTTTTACTGCATCCCCCTCGGGTATGATAACGTTGTTTTCAGCAACAAGAGAAATGGAGACCTGCATAGGCTCTTCGTCTCCTGCTTGCGAGAACTTGTCCTTGATGAATGGAGACACAATCTTTCGCTCACCATAGGCTACCGATTTGTTTAGCTTACCAACACCATTGGACAAGCTACCATCTGATACCATAAATGGGCTGATGTTTCCAAGTCTACACAGCGTTGCTACGTAAACCTGAGACCTCTCCATATCCTTTGCTATGCGAGACCAATTAGTTGGGTCTAAGTTTGAGAACGTGAGTGTGTTAGATATATCTAACATATTTGAACTCAGGTTCTTATTCTTATCCATAGCGTTCATAAAACGCTTATCAACCCCTTCAAAGGAAAGCGTAGGCTTTCTTCTTTCGTCCTCGTAGAATGGCTGAGAGATAGACCAATCGTATGTCCTACCACCATCCGTTGTGAACGATATATTGAGCACTCGCTTTGAACCTTCTTCAATGCTTTGATAGAATCGGTTCGTACTCAGCAAGGCTTCCTTCTCGTTCGCATACTTGGTTGGTATGTTCTTCCCGTAGATGTATGGTATTGCAACGCTATTGTCAAGGTAATAGGGCTGTCTGAAATGGACAAATGTGTTGTGCGTAATGTTTGATAGGTTCACCTTTTGAACACCTGAGTACACGCCATCAGCGTAATACAGCGGAGCATTCGCCTTAACCTCCTTTGCAATAGGTACATCAACTCCGTTAATCTGAACCTTAACAATCCTATCGTACAATACCGAGCCGTCAGAGTTTTTAGCCGTTGGGAAGAAAATCTTCATCAGCTTTTGGTCTGACATAGACGTAGTAGCACCATCAACAGCTGGGATGATATTCCTCTTTAGCGAGGTGTCAATAAGGGTAGAAGAGTCCGTGACGAAAGACAATGCCCCTTCGGACTTATTCATAAACTGCTGTATGGGGACAAGTTTTATTGTGCCATCCTTGAGTTCTACTCTCGCTCCTCTTTCAATGGGTCGTTTGAAGATGCGCACGCCATCACTGAGTACAAAAGGAACGATGGAGAACGTTATATACTGAGAATTATCAGCTGTGACATCTCGGTAGAGTTCCAAGATGTCATTCTCCTTCATCTCTATGGTGTAAACCTTTGACGGGGCTATGTCGTAAAAGTCCGTTGGCTGTACGACAAACTTTCCCTTTGACGTATTAACAGCCATAACTCGTACCCCACCCGATATTGAAGACACTGCACTTGGTGATATTGCAAATGAGATACTGCTATCATCCCCGTGAATGTAGATGCCCACCTTGCATACGGGTTTGTCTTCATATACGTAAGGCAGTTTACTTGTTACGTACTCGTCAAAGTCAATCGGGAACACGCACTCCTTAGCGGTCTCTGAGGACACAGCCTTATCAAGGCTTTTCGTCTCGTAGAGCTGATACTCGTTAAGAGACTTTTTTACGTGGAGACCCTTAACGTCAAGGGTAATCCCGTTGTTGTTACTTCCAATTCGGAAGGAGCGTAGGTCAGTCTCAAGAGTAATAAAGTTGCTTCCTGATATGGCTATCGTCCTATCCTTGCTAATATCAACATCAGCGACAGCACCCCTTGATAGGAGCGGTAGCGATGAAAATCGGTTAGCACGATAATCCAAGATGTTGATAAACTCCGATGCCGAGAATGCAGGGTTCTCCCTTTTGTAATGACCGATACGACCACTATCAACACGACCTGCATTACTAATCCCGACTAATGAAGATACGCATACCCTACCATTACGATGCCAAATGCTATCGCTGATAAAGTTAGGGGTATCTTGCAGTATGCGGTTGAATGTCTCAGCAGAAATATCCTCCATAGAACCATCAACCTTAACCTTCTTTAGACCGACACCAGCAAGAACAAACAAGTCGTCACCCTTTGCGATATTGGGCTTCAGCATCATCTTCTTGCTGAGCATAGCCCTGAAATCCACGTTAGAGTAGAAGTAGTGCCTTGGATTACCATCAATAGGGATAAGCATCTCTTGGGTTGGAGTCACCCCGTATGGGTATCCATACACGTAATATGGTGAGTTAGGTGAGTTCCATTCGTATAGCTTGGAGCGGAGGACGCTGAAGACATCCGACCTCATCGTTCCGTTCGCATTGAACAGCTTTACATCCTTCGGGTTGGCATACAGCCTGCGATACACTTGCCCCTGAGGAGCTTTCTTATCGCCCGTCCTTATAAGGTATTTTTGGTAGTCATCCTCTTCGTCATCAGACACTATGGAGTTCTTGTATCCAATATAATCAAGACCGCTCATGAAGAAGTCCGAAGGATGACCAAAGATGGCACTATATCCGTCCTTCCCTGCGTCTCCCTTCTTGCCTGATACTCCAAGCGATGGTAATCCCGTCTTTAGCATTCTACATATAATCTATGACGACCTCGACCGAGTCAAGGATAGTTAGGTACATGGCGACAAGAGAAGAGTTTTCATCTTTCTTGCCTTCTATTTTCTTCGCAATCGTCTCCCTCACGGAATCAATACTCTGTACGTATTCCGTTGCAGACGAAACGCCCATTTGGCTAATGTCGTCCCTACGAAGTTGGATACGACCGACAAACTCGCTCTCCACGGGCTTTCCATCCTTCTGCGTGTTGAGATAGACATAAGCTCCAAGCTCGCCACCCGAATGAATGTACTTCATCAGGTATTCAGGGGACACCTCTTTCTTAGCTGGGATGTTTGATGACTTTGCAAAGAACGAGTTGTAGATAAATCGTTTCATACCGATGGAGGAGACCTCAAGAGGTTCGTATCCATCTACTCTCCTCGTCTCAGCACTTCCCGCCCTACTTGAGAATATGGGCAGGTCAAGCACAAGTGACGAGTTAGATTCAATCCCCCACGTACCCAGCGACTTGTTGTAATATATCGTCAGGTAGGTTGGCAGACCATCCAAGTCAAAAGAGATGAAGGAACTCATAGGTACGATATTGTACCCGTTGTACTGCATAGGCACTCCACCTATGACCCTTTGGACTGCATTGGGTGATACATTCTCAGAAGCCTTTAAGTCTTCCTCCGTAACGCTATTGGCGATAATATCCACACCATTGATTGGAGGAGAAAGGATAAGTCTATCGTTCTTTCTGACAAGTACCGACTCGCTTACCTCACGGCTAACGTCAATAGGGATGACCCCACTAAGTGCATTTGCTCCCCAATTCTGAACGGAGAGGATAGGCTCGGTTGATAGGTCAAGGCGACCATTGGCTTCAGTGACCCTGAAGAACGAACCGCCACCATCAATAACGATGTCGCCAACATTGTATGTAACCTTTGTTGATGAGTTCTCGTAGTTGTTGATAGGAAGACCTTGGTTCATCCTTTTCGTCACCTCTATTCGTTCAGCGTTTGCTTCTGCCGAATCAGAGATGAAACTTGAAAGGAGGTACTTCGTATAGTACAATGAAGAGCCATCCTTACCCTTACCTCCCGTGTCACCCTTCACTCCATAGGTTGGAAACCCAGGAGCGTATTTTATATTATCGTTTGCGTTCATTCGTTGTGCGTTCCTTTAACCTATTATAGACGAAATACCTACCGAGACAAAGAACTTCCTATCGTCAATATCCTTGATGTCTATGTAGTAGATAAGGTTGTTGTTTACTTCTGCGATTGAGGTGGATACATTCTTCATCTGCTCCATACCATCTACCTGCTCAGTGAAGAGGACATCAGGAGTATCCGTGACGCTCCTCACCCTACTAAACACCGACACAGAAAGGTCATCCTTTAACGATAGGTATTTAGTAATAAACGAGTTAATGTACCTATTACGTTCCTCTTCTGACGTTATCCAACCAATTTCAGAGGAGAAGATTTCATTCCTCCTAAGTGCGTTAAACGCCCCCTTGGTGATATTGCATTCAATCCTCAGGTTATCCACCTGCTTACCTTCCGACTGAGATGTGGATATATCAAACGTAAGGTCGTCCCCGATAGTCCACTTATCAACAAGAATGGTGATACCATCCTTTCCCTTGATGGCGAACCCATCTGACGACATCATCTTTTTCGTTGATAAGGTCGTCTTTATTGAGCCGTTGTTGATTGGCGAGGTGGATAGCACGTTCAGGTCTGTAACCCTTTCCACGTTATCACCATTAAGTCTGAATGCCGTGGCAGAGCCTACCGAGCGAACGACAAAGCCACCGCCCACCATAGAGCCGTACTTGAACATAGGTAGCGTACATACGTCATAGTGACCCAAGCTCCTACTTAGTGCAGACCCTACGGGGAGGCGTTCAATACCGATGGTGAAGTCATCCCCACTCGTTAGGTATGTTTCTTTATGCTCCTTGTTCCTAATGGAAATCCTCATTGGTGAGGACTTTATCAAGTTCAGTATTTCGGACACGCTAAGCGATGCTTGCGTCTCACCTGACACCACCATAGACGAAACGAGTTGTCCGATATTTCCGACCGAGAAGTGAGACATAGTAGGCTCGGTGAATGAGCTACCTCTTGACTTCAACATTGCCGATGGGATGACCGAGCTTGGTACAGAGAACACTCCGTTGGAGACTTTCACCCTATCAGTTGGAATTGACAAGAACCCATTGTTCCACTCTTGGATGAGATAGCTACTCTTCCTGAACGAACCGCTGTATCCATAGATGTCAGTACCTTCTGAGCTATCCCCATCAAAGTGGCTGTCTATGGAGATGCGCTTGGACGGGTTGATGGAATACGATGATGTCGCTACACGTCTCCAATCCTTATCACCATATACATACGAAGTTCCCATTACAGCTGACGTACCCGTAAGTGAGGTGAGGATATACACCCTACCCAAGAACCTATCAATAATGACCTCGGGGTACGCCAATGGAGTAGATACACCCAGCACGGCAACGGAACAACGAGATAGCTCGCTAAGAGGTATCTTTGATTTCAAGTTACCCTTAACCGATATAGTTGCAAGGCTATTGTCAATGAAGAATTGGAGCGTTTCTGAGTTAGGCTGATATACACCATGCGTGTAGTCTATCGCCCTATCAAACACCCTATCAAAAATTGACGTATCGCCATACTTCTCAATGTAGTTATATATGGACATACGCACGCCATCCACTTCAACGAGAAGCGAGGTATCCACCGAAGGTATCTTGGTTGGATTCTGAGTAGCCCCATAGCTACCGACAAGACCTGCATTTTCTTCGTGTATCCCGATATTCCTAAAGAGGAAGTCAGAAGATGTAAGTAGAGGTAGTTTATCCTCCATAGACTTGATATACCCATCCCTAAATGCAGGTGAGAGCACCTGAGCAGGCTCTGCATCAAGAGGATTTGTATCTAAATCCACCTCAACTATCTGAGTATCAGAAGAAAACGTCAGCTCTATGTTGTAATAGTTGGGGATATTGCTTCGCTCAAGGTCTGTCTTGACATACTCAAAAACAGATGGTGGATATGTGGAGAACTTATCCACACTAATCCCGTTGATACCGCCACTTATAATCTTGTATATTCGGCAGTCATTGAGGTCTACGCTTGGATTCAGTTTCTCCGATGAAGAGAAGTTATACACAAACGGAGACCTTGCTGTAGCTTGTCTTATCGTTTCGTACGATGACGTAGCCAAATCGTGGAATGGGTGAACCGCCATACGAGACAACTGCACGGGGTCATTCCCATAGAACTTCACGTACTTAGATTTGTGGCAGTCATTGTTGCCATTGTAAACCACGGAGCGTCCGACCCCGAATGGAGAAATGATAGCCTTCACCTTAGTCTCGTTGAAAGACAATCGTGCAAGCTCAATATCAACATACTCGCCATCCGAACGAAGAGCCTTGTCCTCACGTATATCCTGAGAGATATTGCTTATAACGAAATCCTTTGAGGGTGCTATCGTACCATTGCATACCGATACCCAACCTCCGAGAGAGACGAGTTCGTTAATCCGTTCAGGTGTTTCATAGACCTCAACCATATCATCCGATATGGGCATAAAGCCCACACACTGATGATACCTATCCCCCATATTTTGGAAGTCTGAGTTGCCGAGGATGGATGCCACCTTCTTATCCTCTCGGAAGAAGAAGAGCCTATCCTGAATGGATGCGTTCACGGAATCCTTATAGAGTTCAACCTTGGGAGCGAACTTTTCTCTTCCGAAGAACGTATGGATAAAACCGATGGTGTTACCCTTGGGGTATATAATCTGAGCGTATGTAGCCTTGTGCTTGGTGAATATGTCAAGCCTTGTTGCTCCGTTATCCTTGACTTGGAACGACACATCATTCTGTTCCTCCACCACCTTACGAAGAGCCAGCTTAATTCTCTTTATGAATGTCTCCACGTCTCCCGTTTCTGTTATTGAAACGTGATACACTATTGGTGTTACAGAGGTGAGGTCATCCTCAGGTGAGAATGGAAGGATAACATTGTCACGCATCTTCCTCCTCTTCCCGAGGTTTATCCTCTCCTTGTAGATGAACATATTTGGTATATCGGATGGCACGATATACTTATTTTTGAATGGAGTGTGCGTTACCTTCAATCCACCTACGTAGTCTTCGCTTCGCTGACCCCCAAGACCTGAGTAGTACCTGAATACGTGTCCGTCATGGTGGTTGTCATTCACCAGCCTTTCATTCGTGATGAAGCTAACATCGTCCTTATGGATTTTGTAATAGATGGCATTCGCATCAATATGCTCCTTCTCAGACTTCGCTGAAAGTGTTGCGAGCAGTCTTTGCCTTACCCCGTTAGCTGTCATCTCAGTACGAAGCACGTGCGATACCCCATCCTTGTGCTTCTTCTTCACGACCGCAATATCAACGACAACGGGAGCTTTATCCGTCTCAACGATTGTATCGCTAACGACACGTCTGTTGTATTCACCCTCTCGTGAGAACAAAATCCTAAAGTGCGAACCTTCCGTATAAGGCTCTTCAAGTGACATAGTAAGGAACTCTCCTTCGTTCTCTTCGGGTATAGAGGAAATGCGAAAAGTCGCCTTTACGTCATTATTTTTCAACAAAGACCCCGATGTTATAGCTTTTTTCAGGTCTTTCTCATTCCTCACACGAAGCAAATTCCTCCCTGACGATAGTCCGTATATGATACGCTTATCCTTCATTTCTTTTGCGTGAAGAAAGAGGTCGTTATCCTTGTACTCTCCGTCATTACCCTTGTAGCACCTTGCGTCCCCATTGGGCATAAGGGTTATCATATCATACTTAACTATCTCCTCCTCCGTGATGTACAGACCGAAGTACGTATTCAGCGAGAGCGTCTCCACCTCATTGTCATCAAAGTAGTACTCCATATTGATGATATGAGGATGCACGAGTTCATTCCTTTCGTAAGCACCTGAGATAAATTTGTTATATGTTTCCGTATGGTATTCACTTTTTTTAGCCCCCGTAAATGCGTGATAGTTCAGCTCCGTTGCGCTCGTAAAAAGTCCACTTCTCACACTTACGCCACGAAAAACATTCTCACCATCCTCAATACTTGGTTGGAGAAGATATGGAGATGGATACCTGATAGCCTCGCTGTAATGTCGTCTTAGGTAGTCACCGAGAAGCGTCCCTTGCTTCATTGACCAAGACGAAACCAACCTACCATTCTCAATCAAAAAAGATGCAATGTTGCCACTTTGGTTATCAATTAACCCAAGGTCTTTGGTTGGAACGGAGAATACAGCGAAGAAGTCAGGTAGCTTTTCCTTTAGGTACAACGGAGCTAAAAACACAAATCCCTCCTTATGGGTTGGATTTACATTCGTTGTTCCTCCGTACATATAGGTCATATCAAGACCGCCCGTATCGGCTGTTCTATCCTTTGCTGTCTCGGATGAAGGCTCATCATAAAAGACACCCTTAGGCATCAGAGAGAAAAGCCTACGTACGTCATCCCCATAAACGCCCATCCCACTCACGGGGTTAGAAGAGTACTGCCTTGAACCGAGGAGTGGATTAACGGGGAAGGTATCAAGGCTTATCTTTCCTTGCGAGTCAATAGCCAGCTTTATGTTGCCCGTCAGCTTAGGGCTCGTCCTAAGGAGCATAGCCGATTGGAATGAGTAACCATAGTACGGAGCTATCCTATCCCCCTGAGAGACCACAGAACGGCTCTCGTGCGCTCTAACGTGGAAGGAGTAAGCCTTGCCTATCAGTTCATCATTAAAGAGCGTTGTGAGGTCTTCTTCTTTGCCGAGGTAATAGTTTGGGGTATATCTTATCGTTCCATCTTGGGCTTGTTGGGATAGCGAGGAAATCGTATGCGAGCCTTGGAGCTTGTCTACACGTTCAAATGGATTAGACTTACCTATCGTCACGATAAGCTCCGTCAGAAGCCTGAAAGACACGTTAGCGGACTTCCCCCTCATCGTGACAAGAAAGAAGTTGTCAGAGAGCGTAGGATAGAGTATATGAGATGATACGACCCTACCATCATCATCAAAGACAAGAGGAACGCCATTGATATGCAATGCGAGCTGTTCCATCTTGACAAGGTCGGAGGGGTCAAACTTCACCCTGAGTGAATACCCATAGGCATAGTCATCAATACGCATATCTCCCGAAGCCTGATTAGGGAGGGTCTGAATGATACGAGGAACTTGGATGACTATCCTTGAAGAACTCTCGTTAAGTATTATCTGTTGGGACTTGAAATTCATTGGGTGAATGTGAATGTAGGGTATTTACCTGATTGGTTTGGTGGGTTTGGTGGGTGAAATCAGAATTGACGCAATACCAGTAGTAGAGAGTATACTATAGTATTGTATTCTTTATATACTATATATATTACTATATAAAAGTTATACCTATTATATATATATATTATTATATTAGTCTAACTTTTACTACACTATCTAAACTATTACTCCAACTTGAAAAGACGGAGCGAAGCGTAGTACATAGTATTACATCAACTCAGCGTAACTTGGAGCGAAGCGACAACGAGCGGAGCGAGTAACCTAATCCAAAAAGAAGAAAGGGAGCGTAGCGAAGCGGAGCGCATACCAAACTAAAAACATCATCAAACCAAACTAACCTAACCTAAAAGGAAGCTGAGCGAAGCGAAGCGCATAAGGTAGGCAAGTAACACCATCACCAAACTAAGTAAGGAAGAGAAGGAAGCTGAGCGAAGCGAAGCGCACCACCCTCACCATAACTTTCCCTCACCATAACATACCTAAGAAAGAAGGAACGCTGAGCGAAGCGAAGCGGAACTGATGGATATACTTTTTATATCAATATGTAGGTAATAATACTTTTTTCTTTTAGCGGAGCGAAGCGTAGCTGAGGAGGAAGAAAGAGGAGGAAAGAAGACAGCGAAGTGGAGCGGAGCGCAGGTCATCCACCATAACAAACGAGAAAAGATATAAAGGAAGCTGAGCGGAGCGAAGCGCATAGGTTGGAATACTTTTTATATACATTCCGTAGGTGTAATAACTTTTTTCTTTGAGCGGAGCGAAGCGTAGCATTCCTCATCTAACCTCTCCATAACATACCCAAAGAAAGGTGTAAGGTTTATCAAGCTGAGCGGAGCGAAGCGCAGGGGGGGGGGGCACATAATGATTGAAATGAAAAAATATACTATTTGGCGGATGAATATCTTTTTTGTATCTTTGCTGTATGGTAAATAATGGACGAGGCGATGGGGCTTGCCCGACAAGGAACGACCTCACTCAGACAACGCTTCACCTCCGATATACCAATAGCATATAATTCAATAACGATGTGTACGTACAATCTTGATTACTACAATAATGTAGGCAGGGGAGTGCCACCAAAAGCACTCCCTACTGCCGATACGGAATTATTAACAAGATTAGCTACAATAGCACATCATAAAAACTACTTTCTCTTATGAGCAAGAAGCGATTAGAGGACAATCTCTCCTTCACTCCGATTGGTGAAGGAGGTTACAACGACAGAAAGGTGTACGCCCCCACTGCCACCAAATGCTCTCAGCGGATAATCCCTGAGGGTGAAACACTCAACCCAAGGACGAATATCACCATCCGCTGTTCGTTCTCCCGTGATGGATTTGAAATCTACAGTAAGGAGGACAAGCAGAAGAAGGGTGGTCTCTCTGCAATGCAGTTTGAGCGCACCATCATCAACAAACCTTGGAAGGAAGCTATCAGCGAGTTCGCATCTCTTATCCTTGACAAGCAGAAGACATTCTGCCACCTCTTCACGGATAAGAATGAGGACGTGTTTATGATTTCGGCTAAGAGGTCTAAGAACTTCCGCTGTGCCGATGTTATGCTCCTTGACTTTGACGATGTAGGTGCTATCGGTATTGATGACTTCGTGGACAATATCAAGTCTACGGGTAACGTCCCATTCCTCGTCCACGAATCGCTTTCGTCCTCAGAGAACAGAAGAAAGTACCATTGCTATTTCCTCCTCACGGATTCCATCAAGGATGAGTTCGTCTATATGTCCACGGCAAAGCGTTTGGCTTCGTTCATCAAGGCGATGTGCAATATGCAGGCTGACAGACGTGTTCTCAATGCCTCTCAGTGTGCATTCCCAGGACGTGTAGGTGGCGAGTTTCGTATCATTGAAGAAGGTGCTATCATACGTGTCAAGCCTGCAACGCAAGGACAGATTACGACACAGAATGTTCACCTTATGGATGAAGGGAAGAAGCGTAAGGGGCAGATTGTATTCACCACGGCAACGCTCGCAGGGCAGGCGTATGACGCTAAGGGCGATATGCCTCAATGGGCACTCGGTCGTATGCGTCAGATGGATATGCCTGACCTTGTCCTCAAGGGTTTCCGTAAGGAAGATAATGACCCTAACGTCAAGGAGGAAGATAAGGTTGTATCTATCTATGATGCCCATCGTATCGGTGAGATTTGGTCTGAGCAACTCTGCACACTCGCTATGATGGCAATCTTCAAAGACCGCATCACGCATAACGTGACGGAGGATTTCTGCCTTATGATTACGGGGCAGGCTGAAAAGGACTTTATCTTCAACCTTGATAGAGCTAATCGTCTTGGCGAAGAGGTTGAGTATCAGCGACTTTCAGGTCACGAACCACGACACTACCACCTTGCACGATACATTTGGAATGATGGATTTGTAGAAGGTAGTCAGACCGCTTATACTCGTTCCGATGGTAAGCGCATGGTGCCGCTACACACTGATAGCCAGCTTGAAATCCTCAGGAGAGCCGCACTTGCTTCCTATCAGGGTCGTAATGAAGATACGCTGAATAAGGAACGTGTTAAGGCTAAGCTGAACCTTTATAAGGAGCAGGAAGGTTTCGGAGATAGTAAGGAAGCAGAGGCACGTATTGACTTGGCTATGAAGATTTACGAGTCTCTGAGGAACATCTACACCATCAACTCTCTGAGTGATATTGTCGGGGTAGACAAGCGTTTCATCTTCACCAAGGATAGCGGTTGGATGGGTCTTACCATCCCTATGAAGTATGATGCTTCAATCGGTTCTGTCGTAGGTCCAAAGAGACGTGACGGGCAGGGGAGACGTAGATGGTTGATTAAGCGTCTCATCGAAAGACGAATTATCGCACAGCAGTTGGATGCTTTCATCCCTGACTTCTCGCATTACATCCCCGAAGACGTGTACTTCCGTGGTATCGTAAACGACCTCAACTACATTGATACCGACTTTGATGGGGAAGACCTCATTGAAATCGTTATGAATGTCCTTATGATGGGGATGAATGCCGACATCACGAAGGAAGTCTTTGATAACTTCAAGAAGGAGAACACTGCGTTTTGGTACAAGAATGCCGACTACGTAATCAACAACAACTTCGTCAAGTACTACGGAGCGGTAGAGTCCAAGAACGTCCTTATCAAGGGTGCTAAGTACATCTACACGACAGCTGTTGAAGTCCCCAACAACTACGAACGCTTCTCCTCACTCCTTGAGATGAAAACCTTCGGTGTTGTAGAACGCCTCATCAAGAAGTCTGAGATGCTGGTGTTCCGAAAGGAGCATTTGGAACGTCTCAAGGAGAAGAGCGAGGTGCTTGGTATTGACTACGAAAAGGCATTCACCATCACCGATGACGTGCATTCTGAGGACTTCGTGCATATCGCAATCAACTACGATAGCAACGATACGTCAATGGCAGGTCTCAAACAGACGCTGTCACGCATCATCGTGTTCGGTCTTGCTATGCGTATGTACATTGAGCCTGATAGCTCCATCTACATCTCAACCACGGGTATTGGTATGGATGAAATCGGGAAGAAGAACAAGTTCCTGATGAACCTCCTCCGTAGAGTGTCTGACGAAGACCGCTCTCGCTCCAAGGAATACAACCTCCCACGAATGAAGGCAGAGGAGATGGCAGATATTGCTCTTACCATTATCACTGAAGAAGGAGACACTATCACCCGCCTTTACGACCGAGTGTTTGAGCTGAACGGCATCCCCAAGCAGGAAGAGGTTGCACTTTCCCCTGAGATGGTTGATGTCCTGACGGAGCAGATGGCTCAGCTGGATTACCTTCGTACGGCATATTGCTACGAAAGCCTCTCTCAGATTGTAAATGAGTACCTTGAGTGGGTGAAGAGCGATGAAAAGCGTGGCGGTCTCTCGTTCTCTTATGTAACGAAGAGTGGCGCACGTGGCTATTCTAAGCTCACTGACCAACACTACGGGAAGATTTACTCCAACAGCCTGAAGACGAGTGGTGTCATCAAGCACGATGATAAGCATATCATTGGTATTGATACATATACCGACTTCATCACTATGCGTATCGCCTCCTCCCTTGAAAGCAAGAAGGGCTATGGGCTGTGGCAAAACATCCGAGACAATGTTGCTCGTTATGGAAAGATGAAGGAGTACGCTCCATACACGGAAATGGAACTTGCAAAGTATGTCGCAGAGAACTTCGCCCCATCCTCTCGTGCATACCTGAAGAGTGTCGTTCCTGGGTATAACGAACAGACCTATATGAACCAAATCATCAAGAAGGTGATGGCAGGTCTGTGGTATGCGTTCCTCCTCAACCGAGACAACGACCCCACGAGAAAGGATTATGACTTCGTCACGTTCTACACGGAGCTATGGCATCTCCTTTCCGTAGACCCCGCAGGTGAACACCTCGCCGAGGAAATTGGTAAGGTAAAGAGATATTGGAAGGAAATACCAATGGAGAACCTTCTTGACCACACGCTCTCCCCAAGCGTAGCATCTAAGATTGTTCTTGCCAATGGTGTCCTTAGTGTCTCCGAACTGAAGAAGCTCACGATGTCAAAGGTCATTGAAGCCCTTACGATTATCTCTCGCTGTATGCTTCAGCAGGGAGGCTATGAACGCTCCCTGCACGATGATGACGAGGTGCGTAAGATGATTGAGAACAAAATCCTCCGTGCTCCAAAGGAGATTATGGATGTTATCGCTCAGGAGCAGATTATGCTTGACAACATCCCTTCGGCTATCAAAGAAAAGGTAGAGCGTTCGTCAGACCCTATGACGCTCCTTATGAATGGCATTAAGGAGCAAGAAGAACAAGTTATGAACGAGGTCTCTTGTTTTTTCGATGAAACGGGGATTAAGGTCGTAAAGAAGAATAAGGTAAGTCCGTATAAGCTCTCGGCATCAGAGAAAGAAGCCAAGAAGCGTGAGGTCTTCAGTGGAATGACGGAAGGCGAGCTTGACGAGTTCCTTGACGAACTCCCGAACTCGCTGGGATATGCTTATGGTACGCTCACGGATGTCCTTGAACGTGTACGCAAGGGTCGTGCGGAATATAACCGACACGAGTACGAAGACCTCAACAACGCTCTCTCAAGCGTAGGTCTATATGCTCTTGACAAGTTCAACAAGCAGGTGCGCCCCGCTGTTGCTGAAGTGACCAAGGCACTCCGTTCGGCTCTCCGTGAAGGTCTGTTCACGGGTCGTGTGAATTGGAAGGATTACAGCTGGGCTGAGAACCCTCGTTGCTCCGTCCCTCTACTCTCTGCCGACATCCGACAGATGAACTACAAGGATGAGACCTACGATGTGATGGATATGTTCACCCTCGGTCGTCCTTCGTTCGCCGCACCTCTGCTCTCCCTTTACAATGAGCATGCAGGTCGTGCATTGGAAGATGTTACGATTAACCACGTCTCTCCTATCCTTGAAACTATCATCAAGTCACATATGGATGCCCCCTATATGTACGATGTTATTGATGATGTAGAAATCTCAAAGATTGTTAAGAGTGTAATCGCTTCGGGAGCTAACGCTATCAGCTCAAGTATGGCGGTGAAGTTCGGGTACTTCCTCGCAGACCGCACGCTCAATCGTGACATCTTTAACATTGAAGCCCTCAACGAGGAAATCCTCAGAGCGAGGAATACACCACATCTATTCTTCGGTGACGTTATCTTCCGTGCCGTTACAGACATCTTCGCAATGGCACGTGTCGGTGGTGCAAAAATGCGCTCTGTCGTTCAGAAGTCTGTAGAGCTATGGGTAGCAAAGACCTCTTCCTCTGATATTGACGTAGACGTAGTTGCGCACGGGGTTGTCAATGTCCTCTCGGAAATTTTCTCCAAGTACTTCCTTGAAGAGGACTACCGAGCAGATGTTGACGAAATTAAGGATGTCATTTTTTTACCAGCCCCACAAGAAGACACGATGAGCCTTTGCGATGTTGCTAAGTCTTGCTTCCTCATCCTCTACCGAGACTACTGCGATATGGAGCGTGCGAAGAAGAGCCTTCGCTCAGCGGTACGTGATATTATCTTCCGTGATGGTCACGTTGCTAAGAAGGTTTACCATACCCTCAAGCACGTTTCAGGTCGTGTGTTCAAGATTGTCTCTCAGTTCAACATCGCTCTCGCTACGATTGCTTGCGCTCGTAACGGACATGGGAACATCCGTACCCACATCAAGGCTGATACGTCTATCGGTTTCCTCAGTGATATTGAGCTGACTGCGTTTGATAAGATTCCAATGCTCTCTCCCGACATTAACGATGAAGATGTTCTTCTCGGGGTTGGCGCACGTGGTCTTGATGGTGTGTATGCCGATTACTTCCGTCCTCGCTCCGTCATTCCTAACTACGAAGTCTTTGCGAGCTTCATCACCTCTTCCGCAATGATGGATGAAGTGGTTACACGCCTGAGTGTGCTTGACGAGGCAGACGAAAAGAGACACGCAGAGTTCCGAAGCAACGTAGGGGTGCATATCGCAATCTCCGAAACAATGTCCGTCTTCGGCTGTGGTCAAAAGGATATTGCCGACAACCTCATCCGTGTGGCAAACAACATCACGTTCTTCACGAACAAGTTTGACCGCAAGGAAGAAGCCCTATCAGGTGAGCCATACAAGCTCGTGGGCAACCCACGCTTAGCTTCTCTGATACTTCAGAGAGCTATGCTTTACTCCGACAAGATGAAGCAGTCTAAGCTCAGCTTTGAAGTAGACAACCACGAGGCATTTAACAGAGAGCATGCAAACGCTTAAAAGTCTTTTAGTAGAACAATTCCGCCCCAAACAGATGGGAGAGGTTCTCTTGGTCAAGAGACTGAGGGAACAGCTGGAGCAGTATCAAGATACGAATATCCTCCTGCACTCTCCCCCTGGGATGGGGAAGACATCGGTAGCCAAGATACTTGTAGCGGGTCACGAAGATGACCTGCTACTTATCAACGGCTCAAAGGAGAATGGTATTGACGTTATACGAACGGAGGTCTCTAACTTCTGTATGACGATGAGCGTCTACGGAGGGAAGAAGTTCATACTTATTGAAGAGTGTGACGGGCTGACCGAACAAGCGTGGAATGCCCTCCGTGCCGTGATGGAAGAGTGTAGCGAACACGTGCGCTTTATCGCCACCTGCAACTACATTCAGAAGATACCAGCCCCAATACTTAGTCGCTTCACCTGCATAAACTTTGAACCTGCAAACAATGCAGAGAGAGAGGAGTTGCGTTCTTTGTATGAAGGGAGGGTGCTGTGGGTACTCAACCAGCTTGGCGTTCAGGCAAGTGATGACACGATTAGAGAAATCGTTAATCGCAAGTTCCCCGATATGCGTAGCATCTACAACGACATAGAGTTGCAGGTAAATGCTATCAAGGAAGGAGAGAACAGAGTTATACGAGTAAGCACCTACGAGAGTGCTACCTACAACCACCTCTTCGCCATAGCTATGTCAGGAGACCCTGACCCAATAAGGAACTATAAGTACACCCTTGTAGAAGAACCGCAGGTTGAACACGTCATCCTTGCGTTCTCTAAACACTTCCCCGACTACTTCATCAAGTATGCTCGTAGTTCGGAAGACCTCGCTAAGCTACCTATGCTCATCATGACCATAGCCGATAGCCAACGAGATATAAAGAGTGTCCCCGACAAAGTGATTGCCCTGAGTGCAATGATTCTTAGGTTGCAGAAAATTTTGAGCGGAGAAAAATAGGTGTTCTATAATAGTCTGTAAGCATTTAATGTTTAACGTAAAAGAAGAATAGAAATGAAGAAGTTTATTCTGCCCATCGTGGCTATTGCAGGCATGACGCTTGTCGCTTGTAATGAACAGAACGGGGAAAGCACCATGGGTGCTTCAAGTGATACGACTGAAGTTGTAGCAACTGACTCCCTCGCAACCGAAGCTAACGTTGAAGCTCTCGGTGAAGATACGATTAACAACGAAGTAGAAAACGAAAACGTAGAAAACAATGGCATCTAACACTATCGCTCGCAAGGAAATTGCGGAAAAGGTCGCAGAAAAGGTTGGTCTTAGCAAGACGAAGGCTGACGAAGTAGTATCAATCTTCATTGAAGAGATTCAGGAACAGCTTCGACTTGGTCAAGTTGTAAACCTCCCAGGTTTCGCTAAGTTCACTCCTGCTCTTCGCCCCGAACGTAAGGGTAAGAACCCTGCTACGGGTAACGAGATTGTTATCCCTGCGAAGAAGGTTGTTAAGGTTAAGGTCTCTAAGACCACCGAAGACATCCTGAACAAGTAAAATTCAGTCAGATTTTATACACCTCGGTAGGGGGCGGAGATTAAGTTCTTCGTCCCCTACTACTTTATTGGAGCTTGAGTTTGTCAATGACCTTCTCGGTGACAACGACAAACTCGCAGTCAATACCAAGCGCACGACTGCAATCCTCAGCGTACTTCTTAGCACTATTCCATTTGGCTTGGTTCACGGCATAGGTCTCGGCAATCTTTCTGTACTTCATAAGCTGAGCACGCTTAGCCCCAGCAGGAGGAGGTGTAGGTCTTATCGTCTGAGAGTGCGGTTTGATTTCAACGAATACCTTCTTTATGCCACCATCGGACTTCTTCACCTCCATCCAAAAGTCAGGGTAGTAGTTGCTCGTGGCTCTCGCCATCGCTTCCTGAAGGTTGAAATTGACCTTCTCCTTTTCCGCTTTCAGCTTTAAGTCCCTCAGTTTCAGTGGGTGAACGTATTTTATGGCGATAGGTTCAGAACTCCATCGCAGGATAGTTGGATTGATACAGCAATACTTGCACCACTTATACTCCCACGAAGAACGATATACAATGAGTTCAGGGTCTCCGATATACTTGTGTAAGTACTGAGGTGATATGGTGAAGTTGCCCTGCTTGTATCTCGTCTGCCCCTCGGATAGAGGCTTGTGCCATCGCTTGTAAGAAGAGGTGCTCATTACATTAAATAGTTTATATCAGATATTTAAGGTTAGAGATGCCACTTAATCTACGTACACTGAACGTTGATACCCCCATAGCTACAATAGTCCCCGTTGTTAATCACAATAACAAGGAGCTTGAAGCCCTACACGAAAGGGTCTTCAAGGAAGACGAGGACGGCATTGCAGTTAAGATTGGTATCAGTACCGATAAAGACATTAAGGCTAATAAAGGGGTCTTTGATTCCATTGAAGCACGCACGCTCTCCATTGAGGAGGATAGCGCACTTGTATCGTCACTTGCTGAGTATGTCAGGACGACACTCCTCGCTCCCATTCAGAATGAAATGAGGGAGAAGAACGAGGTCTACACGGCAAGCATCACCTCCATCAACGCTTTGTCGCTGAAGATGGAGAAGGCTGAACAGAATGCTGATGAGGCTCTTCGTATAGCCAAGTCAAACAGAGAAGAGGCTGAGGAGATAAAGAAAATCCTTCAGGCTGTTCTCTCCGATATTAACACGATAAAGGAGTACCTGAAACTTTAGTATATGGCAATAGAACGCAAATATAAGACCCCTCTTATAAAGAACTTCCGTGAGAATGGGGAGACAATGGTTGTCTTCCCTTCTGCTATGGAGGATATTGGTCTCAACCTGAATGAAAGAAGAAACAGAGTTGCTCTGACGCACTACGCTCTTCTTGAAATCCCTTCAACTCAGCCAACGGGTAATCCTGACTCAGACCAGCTTAATGGGAACAGAATTGACTTCAACCGAATCCAAGGTGTCAAGACTGCACTATCGGATAATGAGATGACCCCCAATCAGTTGCTTTCCGTGTCGCTTAGGAACTACGTCATGAACTTTGAGACGACATTGAGGAACGCCCCTGAGTACAATGCGAATATCCTTGACTCCGTTTCCGAAAGAGTATTCTTTAAGTGGCTGAAGGAGCTTGGGGCTATTCGCTTCAAGTATGACGAAGATACCGACACTTGGCTTGAGCCTACGTTTGATAATTACAGACGTGTCGTCCACTGCATAGGTGAGATTAACGCCTACTCAAACAATCGTAACGAGTTCGGTATGTTCAACGAGACCTATATCTCCTGCCCATCGTCTTATGGTTCTAACCCAATGAGGTTTATCTCTAAGTTTGACACGAACTACAAGGCAGGTTATCAGTATGGTGCTTCGTCAAGAACTATTGAGGGTCAGACTAATGTAGAGGGTAGCAATATCAACCTTGAAGCTCTCGGTGACTTCCAATCAATCTCTAAGGGTGACGATAGCTATATGGTTGTCGGGAGTGACGACAAGACCATCAGTGCAGACTTCTTTGAGCAAAATCAGGTCAGCTGGTGGCAGATGGAGAAGAAGGACTATGGTGCTGATATGGAGTGGAGCGTATCTGATGTTCCCGTATATATCACCGATGACAAGATTTCTCGTGAACGTCTCGTTGCTTCAGGTAGCTTCCTTGACGATACTATCCAATACCCAGCGCACGGGGGCGAGAAGAAGAAGTTTAAGAGAAGTCGCCTTGATGGCATCTCGCTCGTCAAAGACCTTGAATCACTCAAGCGTATCCATAAGGACGAGACGATGACCTACGACAAGCTCGCTATGACGGGGTCTATTGACACGGAGCTGTCCGCTACTGCCGATAGGAGCTTTGACTTCAACACCATACTTATATACTACACCATCTACAACAGCGATGGCACGGAAGCCCTTGCAACCAATCTGTATGGGGTGGTATTCATTGATGGTGCTAAGTCGGTTGTCGGGAGTAACGCACCGCTACCTATTGACCAAATCACACTGAAGATACCCACCATCAAGAAGAGGATGTCTTCGGTAAACTCATTCGGCAATAGCTACTCGTTTAAGATTAACGTCAAGACACTTGACTCGGTGGATGATACGTCTACTACCATCATTGACCAAACGACCTCATCACATCTTGCGATGGATGAGATGAGGGACGTGTTCTTTGCTTTGAATACGGCTGTTCAGACGATGATGGAAAACAACAAGGCTCTTGTCGCTATTAACGAAAAATACCGAAAGATTGAGAAGGATTACGAGAGCATCCTTGAAAGCCACGAGAAGCTGAGAGAAGACATTAAAGTACTGAGAGCTATGAAGTTATCAAAGGTTCAGCAGGAGATGGTGGACTCTATCATAAGCAGGCTTGGTGGTGATGTTCCATCTATGGTGGAAGACGTAAAACTCCTTACGACTAAAATGTCTAAGGTGGAGACGGAAAATGAAAGGCTGTCCAGCGTTGTAGACAGAGACGTTCCAAACCTCGCTAAGAGGCTGGCGAATGTTGAAAGCAAGATTAAGTAATTATGCTCAGGGATATATACATACGAAACCCGCAGGACGAAAGCTACAAAGGCTCTGACGTGATTGAGTTCTCCGATGTTTATGAGGAGATTATCACTCAGATTAGAGTGCTTTTATCCACACGAAAGGGAGAGGTTATCGGGAACTACAACTTTGGCGTTGGTGTTGAAGATTTGGTGTTCTCCACCAACTTGGACACCTCAGCTGTTGAGTCGGAGATAAACTCACAGATAGCATTGTACATATCACCTGCTTTCCCCGACTACCCTATTTCCTGCAAGGTCGGTTTTGGGCATCATCCCGAAGGATGGGATTATGCCATCATTGACCTATATATAAATGGTCAGAGACAAGTGGGTATAGGTGTAGTATAATAAGAAAAAGAAAAGAAACTATATGGCAGACGAAAAAAATAAAGGTTCATTCGCAGAGACCCAAAGGAGACTTATAGAGTCTACCAATGTGGCTTTGAGCGGAATGACGCTGGTGACAAAGTCTCTGACTTCTGACGAGGATTCAGTGACGATGAATTTGGGGGAAGATAGGCTGATTACGATGCCGTCTTATGCCAAGGTTACAAGGGATTTGGACTCCTTGAAGAAAGCCCTGAACGCACTCCTCTCAGGTGAGGGTGTCGTCACCCTTTCCGATGGGACGAGGAGGAAGATTAAAGCCACGGCAGTCTCCGTACCACCCGAAGTGATTTCAGAGCTTCCTACCCCAAAGACATTCATCGTTGATGCAAACTACTTCTTTGAGGATATGATGTTCCCACGTATTAAGGTAGCCTACAACCTTGAAGGCGTGGTGGACGGATTTGCTGATAGGGTGCTTGTTTCAAGAATTATCCTTGATGCTAAGTCAAAGGAGGTGATGGACTTTTATAACAATGTCCTCCCAACACTCTCAGCTGACGACAAGAAGTACATCCCAATGAAGCACCTTCTTAGTGATAAGGGGATTGCTTTCTATGAGGATAAGGAGGATGTCGCTTTGCCTTTGCATATCTCAAAGGTAGATGGTGCTTTCAATGTTACCAACGTTGCTACCATTGAGGGTAAGAGCTACATACAGCTTAACACTCTTAACTATAACGAGATAGATACGAACGGACATCCGATTAGAAGCCTAACACTGAAGGTCGGAGACAAGCTGAGGTTTGAAGACAGCGTACTCAACGTCTTGGAGGTGAACAACGCTTCAAGTATGGTTCGTGTCGGTCTTGACATTGGCGGGCAGTACCCATTCATTGAATCACGTCTTGAGATATATTCAGACCCATTCAAGGATAAGTTCGTTAATATAGGTGTTGGGTTTAATGAGGTGAACATCATCTACATTAAAGCTATCAACGAGGAGTACAACATCACCTCTAAGGAATGGTCTACCCCAACATACTTCCTCACCAATGACCTTGTAAACGAGGATGGAGGTGAAGCCCTTTCTTCCTACTATGGGAAGGTGGCTGACTTCGGAGCGAGGATGATTTCAGAGGTCAAGGAGGGAAAGATTTACGCCTACAATGGTCATAAGCCTAATACCCCTTCGCTGTCAGCGGATTACTTCGGTGTAGCAAGGATTAACAGTCAATTAGACTATACCCTTGATAACGATGATATCACGACAACCTCAAAGAATATGGAGCTTGTGAGGTCTCGTATGGCTTCTCTGAAGCAGACGATTGCAACGCAAAAGGACGAGCTTCAGTACATAGACAAGAACAATACCGAGGAGCGCACGAAGAAGCAGGAGCAGATTGATTCAAATGTCAAGGCTCTGAAGCAAAACCAAGTGGAGTATAACTCACTTCTTCAGCACCTCAATGACCTTGCAGTAAAGAATGGTATTACCCTCTCAACTCCTAAGTATAGGCTTAGAGGGTTCTTCCCTATTCCTGATGAACGTAACGGAGAGAAGATTATCGCATTTGATATTTCCTACCGCTACCTCAAGCTGGATAATAATGGCGTAGAGTTAAAGACCTACCGATATGGGGATGAGACCTCTACAACAAGCGGGGTTTATACCGATTGGATTACCTACCGAAGCAAGTACCTTGAAAAGGTCTACGATGAAAAGACCGAGAGGTTTATTTGGAAGGAGGAGAGCATCTCTGATGGTGGTGCAGAAAACATCAACCAAATCAATATCCCCATCCAACGTGGGGAGAAGGTAGAGGTTCGTGTCAGGGCTGTATCCGAAGCTGGCTACCCCGAGAACGCTCTTGTATCGGATTGGTCTAATGCAGTCATCTGTGAGTTCCCCAACAACCTATCCGTGGGGTCTCGCTCGGAAGCCATCTTGACGGACGCAAGGCAGGAGGCTATTGCACTTCAGATTGACAGCGCACTCCAAGAGGCTGGTGTATATAACCACCTTGAAGACGAGAACGCTCTGTTTAGGCACAAGGGGTCAGCTATCAGCGTAGATGTCTCCGATACGAATAACCTTGGTGTAGACTTACAGCAGTCATTCCCTAAGGGTCTTAAAGATAGCCCTTCAACGATAGCTCTACAAGATTACATAACTAAGGCTAACTCGCAGATATACCTTCTTACCAAGGAGGTTATCGGTATGACGAAGAGATTTGCCGATGTCAATAAGGAGCTGAAGGAACTTGAAGAGAAGATTAAGAACGGCATTAACGTCACACCAACTCCAACGCCAACCCCTACCCCTCCCGAGAAGAATACCGAACGTCCTAAGATTCTATTTGATAAGTCAAATGGTATCTACTATATCAACTCTTCGGGTAGAGCACTCAAGGGCGGTGGAACGACCAACGGAACGGGTACGTCAGGCAAGCACCTTCAGATGAAGGAAGGCGATAAGTACAACACGAATGGGGATGCCATCATATTCAATATGTCGTGGAAGGATGCTTCAGAAGAATATCTGAATAGCAACCTATCGCTTGTCGTATATGAAGTGAATGGCGACTCTAACAACGGGACGTTCACGAAATACTCCGTCATCAGCGGTCTTACTACTACGATTAAGTCTAAGGGTAATGACGTGGTTGAAGTGTCCGCCCGTGTTCCAAATAACACAACTATCGCTGGTTCAGGAACGAAGACGTATGTGTTTGTACCAACCATTACACTGACATCACCTGAAGGGGTTAAGTATAGCGTAGACGCAAATGAGTTCGCTCCTAAGGAAGGGTATAAGGGTTGGTTCACGATAACCTATGAGGCGAAGGGTAATACCGAAAAGCCCGTAACGCCTGCTACCAAGTCAGTTGTCCTTGAAAAGGCATACAAGGCAGACAAGTCGGTACTTGGTAGGTCTTATACTAAGGATACCAACCCATCCCTCTACAAGGCTCAGGAAGGTGACTACATCACCCCACAAGAACTTGGAGAAGACCCATACCTCCTCGTCAGTGGCTCGCCAATGGCAAATATCACCCTGAAGGTCAAAGTAAAGAAGAATTAGGCAAAAGATATGGCAAAGAAGAAAAATATAAAGGAGGAGGAAGAGGTGCTCTTAGGAGCACCTACCACCCCTCTGTTCAAGATACAATTCTCCACGAATAAGGTTGTGTGGAAATTTGCGAGTGACGAGCAAGCTAAGATTGTCGCTAAGAGCGATGATAGCGAGTACGTCACCTACGAGATTGAGCCAGCCCTATCTACGTTTATCCCATACGCAAAGAGAGGCTCGCACGTCATCTACCTTCGTATCGCTATGAGCGAAGACAATGGCATCACGTACACCTACTCTGAACCCCAGGAGTTCAACGTCATCTACGGGATGTCGTACGTCAAGAGCGAAAGTTCGGTAGACAACTTTACGAGGGAGGAGCTTACGTCAATACTTGCTAACGCCAAAGCGAAATCAATTTACCATAAGTCCTATGCAGACATGCACGGGATTAAGAGTCCTCTCTACTTCCTTCTAAAGGATACCAATGACCTTGGATATTCTGAGGGGAGTACAATGGTAGATAGGCTTCCTATTGATAGGATGAACTACCGCAAGGCGATTAACGATAACTTTGACTTCAACTCGCTCGTACCCCATACGGGTCTTGCGAGAAGGTTTGACATTCAGTTCCTACTTGCGTGTAACTCTGTAGTTGGTAGTATCTATGACTCCGACCAAGTTGAATGGGGTGGTGGTAAGTATCCACACGTTGTAACGGAGCTATTCAAAAGCAAGAGCGGTTCTAACCTCTACTTCTTCAACACCTCCAATGCTTTCTCTACCTATAAGCCAACGTCATCAGGGTCTTTTGACAACGATAAGCTGAATACAGCCCTTGACTCAAGGTTCTTGACGTTCACGGATAGAAAGCCCCTTGAAACGGCAGAGGAGATGAAGACGGCAAAGTACCGAAGCTCAATGCTGTTTGACCTTGGTAGGATAAAGAGCCTTGGGTACTTCCTTGGCGCACATAATGCTAAGGACAGCTATGCACTCCCTAATGCCTTCTTGGCTGGTAGTGAGAAGCTAAAGCCGTTCTACGACTTCAATATGGCGAATGTAAATCCGCTTGTCTATACACCTGACACCAAGGATAACGCTATCGCTATTAAGTCTTATTCGTTCTCAAGTAGGGGGTATAAGGATGGCGTTAATCGTGGGGCATTCTACGATAAGACTTCAACGCCTTACAAGGAACAGATTAGCTCAATGGTTCTTTCGGACTTCGCTTGGAGAGCCTTCACTGACGTTCACCTTATGAATAACGGGTATTCACTTAATACCCTTATGTACAGAAACGCTCAGGTTGAGACGAGGGTATTCCATAAGAATGGAGCATCGGTAGGTGTCCCAACGCCAATGCCCGAGTCGGAAAACAGCTATGTCGTTAAGCAAGGTCACGCAGGGGTCTTCGTTAAGTATCAGCTTACAGACTCTGAATCAAGCGTGATGGAGGAACGTGGTCAGAACTACGGGAAATACTCTCCAATATACAAAGCCGCACGAGATTGGAACTACGAAAGAGACCCTCTCACGAATGACAAGTTTAAGGTCTCAGACGAGCTTGATACTACGGGTAGCATCTCCCACTTTGAGGCGGTTTACCGAAATGCTATCAGTCCTCTTGAACGTATGATTCTTGCTAAGAAGTATAGCATGAGGCACGTTGAAAAAGACCACGTATATCCAAGCATACAGAGACAAAACATATACAGACCTGACACGAACGCTGAGCTTCTGAATATAACCGAACGCATCTCAATCGTTCCAACGGAAGTTCCGCTTATGTATCTTAATGACCATAAGTGCGGGTATAGTATCCTGAGGAAGGTCGGTGAAGGTAGGCTCATATCCACTCCGATGAGAGCTAACCTTGTTCCAACGTCATTCAATAGTATGGTCAAGTCATTCCACGTTGAGCCTATTGATGGGTCTCTTGATAGATTTGACGTTATGATTGATGATAGCTACAACGTGATGAACTTCCTTTCTATGGGAGCTTCGGATAAGATGACTATCCAGCATAACTTCCGACTAAGGGCTATCAATGGTGACGTTACGTCAAGTGCAGGTGAAGGTGATTATATTTCATCTGTGGCAATGCCTTCTGTTTCGTTCAACCTTCATCTTAATGAGGTACATAACTTCAACGAGGAGTACGCAGAAGGTAGAAATCTGCTTGATGAGCCTACAACTAAGTTTAGGTTCAGGGACACTGAAGGGGCGAACTTTGATATAGATGATGCGTTCAGACCCGTTCCAGCACATGTTGAGATGTTCACGAGAATTATAGATGATTGGGAAATGAAAAATCCCGATACTCTGCCTGCTATACCTCAGCCTGAACCTGGCGATGACTTCTTGACGAGTGATGATAGCTGGTATGATAGAAGAGAACATGCGGGTGACGTTCCACGTAGACCAAGGAGAGCACGTTCGCTTTCTTCCAATGAAGAAGTTACGTATGGTGTTAAGGTCTCTGAGTTCTCTAACAACGCACGATTTGAGCGTATCCACAGAAAGTATGAGGATGCTATCTTTGGGCTGTGTGCTGAGACATTCGGCACAACATCAGATGGTAAGGCTTATGACCTAACGGACAATTATGATACCACTTTCTACGGGCTTAACAATATGTATAAGACGCAGGAAGGAAAGTTTTCGGGTTATGGTGAAGTAAGTGACGGGCTTATCAAGTCTCAGCTTCTTCCTTATGCCTCTTATGGCTCAGGTCTTGCAATGCAGGATTACAAGGTCGTCTTCCCGAAGGGGTCACGTTTCTTGGGTGAGATAAAGAGGGAAGAACGTAGTCTGACAACGCTTTGCATCGGTGACGACGGCAATGGCGGTAATGACTTCCCCGAAGATACCTACCTATCTGCCAAGAGGACGAGAAGGACGGGTGAGAGAAATTGATAATCTGATATAAAAGTAAGGGGCGCAGGATTTTTAGTCTTGCGCCCCTTCTGCTATTTTTCAGATAGTATTAAGATTATATTATTTCTAATCGCCTCGTTGATTGCTCCTATACTTGCGTTGTCAAGGCGAACGACCATAGTTGATGGTATATTTACGTTTGTTACATTTCTTCCGTTTTGAGAGCTTGCATGGTTCTTGCCATCGCTCATCGCCACTCCACTCAGGTTGCCAATCTTATCAAGACCACCGAGCTTGTCGGCAGACTCGGAAAGGTTAGCCATAGCCTTAGCGGCATCGTTGAGCTTCTTGGTCAGCTTGTCAAGTGTCTTTTCCCTCTCCCCTGCATTCTTCATCAGAGCTTGGTCAAGGTGTTCAATGGCTTGGGCAATCTTAAACTGAGTTCCGTTCTTGAATGTAACCTCTTCACGTGCGCTGAGCTTCTCCGTCTTAACGACCGCCCTTATCATCACGTCAATAAGACCATCCGTCTTACCAGCCCACCAGCCGTCAGTCTCGCCAGCAATAGCCTTCAGCGTTTCCTTGGAGTTCATTATCAGACCATTCAGCTGTTCACTTGTGTGCTTTTCTCCGAATGTCTTAAACGTATCATTGAGTAATTCCTTTAAGCCACCCATCGTATGCTTGGCATAAAGAGTGCTCTTGAACGTATCAAGGTCTCCGAACTTCTCTACCTTCTTGACGATTTTACCGAAGTAGCCAATCGTATCGTCCATGTCGTCCACGACATCCTCAATATCATCGTATAGGTTCTTCCTTGCTTCACTGAATAGGTGCGCTGTTGATGAGATTGTGGAGAAGACGCTCATCGCCATATCCCTGAACCTTACAAAAGCATTCCAGCTCGCCTTAGCACCGACACGCCCAATACGTTCTACGATACTGATGATACCATCATCTTCATCACCAAGGACTTCTCCAACCTTACCCATTCGCTTGATGAGCTTACCGAAGTCTACCCCGTCAATATCATCCTTCAGGTTATTTGCGAGACCTCTGATGAAGCCTCCGATGCCCTTAGCAAGCTCAATGCCCGTACCAGCAAAGTCCTTAACCTTAGCCTCAATAACCTGCTTGGGATTTCCTTCCTTGTCGTAAGTGATGAACTTACCACTTGCTATTCGTTGGATAATGTCTACGATACCCGTGATGACGGGAAGTAGACCAGCGTCCTTTCCTGCAATCAGGGAACTCAGACTCCAGCTATCACCAACCATCGCTTGGGCGATATACTTCATATTGTCGGCTTCCTGCTTTAGGTCGGCAGATAGGTGCTTAGCCATCTCCTTCACGAAGCTACCTATTCCATTACCGAGCTGAGCACCAAGTTCGCCCATCTTACCCATATTGAGCGAGAGCGGTTTGTATTTGGTGTTGCCATACTCGTCAATGGAAGCGATAATCTTCATATTGCCAAGCTGGTTGATGACATCAAGGAACTTACTTGCCATTGAAAGTGCGCCAGCATGACCGAACCCAAACTTAAACTCGCCCATCAGAGCATTGGATATATCAGCTGTCTTATCAAGGAACTCCTTGGAGTTTACATCCTTCAGTCCGTTGTATAATGCAAAGGCAAACCCTGATATAGCCCTACCGAGCACGCCACCTGCATTTGGCATTTCATTCCAAGCCATAGATAGAGATTTGTACTTTGGTTTGTTGTAGAACGAACCCTTTTCAAATCCAACTAAGATTTTCATATTGAACATCTTATCTATCACGTCAAGGAAGTTTGATGCAACCTTTAGTATGCCCTTACTTCCGATGAGACCATCAGCAAAACGGCTAATCGCTACCATATTGCCCAACGAAGCGACTTCACCAGCTATGCCAGCAAAATCCTTGTAGAACCCAGCAAGCCACCCCGTCATCCTTGATGACATCCCTGATATACCACCTACGCTCTTGAGTCCCTTGTCAATCTCATCGAGTTGCATCATGGACTTCCCATAGGAGAGCATAGACGTAGAAGCGTAATGGATGACCCCAAAGACACCAGCCAAAAGCAATTCTCCCCCAGCTATCACAAGTGCGCCAATACCTCCACTAAGTGTGCTTAGCGCACCAATGCCACCAATAAGAGCAGAGATGCTACCGACTATCGTACCCATAACCAAAGAGCCACTTGTTACAGCCTCTTTGTTTTCGTGCATCCAAAGAGCCGTTTCACCCCAATACTTGGTAACAGCACCAAAGGCATATATAGATGCGGCGACCCCAGCAACACCAATAAGTGCGCTGATAACCTCGTGGCTCTTCATCAGCTTACCGAGACCAAGGAAGACAAGCGAAGTGAACCCTACTATCTCACCTGCAAGGATACCACCTGACTTGACCTTGTCCATATCAAAGCCTCCGATGGTCTCAAACATCTTCGCACTCGCAAGGACGGCAAGGCTCATAAGGGTAGTAGACCCACTGACGTAAAGCATTGCCTTCGCTCCGTCTGTGAGTGCGTCTTCACCCTTCTTCCCTGCAAGATGACTTAGTGCTATAAGGATACCACTTTGTGCAAGTAGCATACCCGTGGCGATGCCTGCGCCTATTGCAATCTCCTCGGCAGAAGCATACCTCGTGAGCATTACCATAGACCCTATACCAATAGCCATAAGTGGTATGCTTGCGTTCATATCCTTCAGCGACTGCGTCAGGGTATTCACTGCGAGCGCACCATTGCGCATCTTCTCGGTATCAAACGTACCTACCTTAGCCAGCGCACCAGCCATCTTCTCTATGACACCTGCAAGCATATTAACGGGGATTATCTTCCACGTTGATAGCTTCTTCGCATCAATAGTTTCCATCGCTCTCAGCGTGGCGAGAATGCTTACCGAAGCAGGGTCTAATACAGCCCCGTTTATTTGTCTTGTTGTGCTTGTGTTTACCCCTAACCCCGAAGTATCCCCGCTGATAGACATCTTGGTGAGATTATCAGAGAGTAGTTCTATTTGGTCTCCAAGGTTATCCACTTTATCCGACAACCTATCGGTAGAGACACTAAGCTCCCCCACCTCCCTTGAAAAAGCACCAAGGGTGGAGTTCATTGAATATATCAGCTGTTCCAAGCTATTTCCTGGTGCTGAAGGAGGTGTTGTAGAGCCAATTACGGGCATTATTTTGTGGAATTTGTGTTATGTCATATTTATTTGTATATTTGCAGTGTAATGGTATTGGTATTACTAACTGCATAAAACAAAAGCAATGGAGAATATCGCAAGCATCATAGAGCGAATCAAGAATATAAACTCCGCCAATGGAATCAACGCAAGAGGTTTCAAGAACGGAGGCAACTCATTACCCGTATATAAAATCATCAGCACGTTAAATGAACCATTTGATGCCATTGGAATGTCTGAGAAGCTGTCACTGAGAGATTACGACAACCCCTCGGGAAAGTACTTTGGTCAGTCCGCTGAGGACATTCGTGCAATGTGGGAACGCAGTGGAGAACATTCTAAGATTATAGGAAGAAGGGTGGATATGACTATTCAGTACTTCTTCTCCCGTATGAGTTTCCCTGCTCCAAGCATTGACGTTCAGCGTGAGATTTTTGAAAGTGCCGTGCGGGCTGTCAATGTCGGTGACTTTGAAAAGGAATACGGGAGGGAATACCTTGGTCACGTTAATTCATTCTTTGAGTTCATCCGTATCCTTGATGGTCACGATTGGGAATTGATGGGAACGGAAGTCCCAATGCACGACCCGAACACGGGCATACTTGGACGTGCAGACTGCCTCCTGCGACAAGGTGAGCGTATTGTCCTGATTGATTGGAAGACCAACAAGGATATTTCAACTACGAACTCGTTTCAGAATATGCTTGGACCTATGCTCGGATACGAGAGCACCAAGCTCAATGAGTTCACTATGCAGATATATCTATATGTGTGGATGATGCGTAACGTATATGGAATTACTGACCGCATAGACCCCATTATCGTCAAGCTGAATGAGTCTCTTGACGGGGTAAATCCACAACCACCTACGATACTCAAGCCAATGATACCATACAGCGATGAGCTGGTTGTTGATGTTATCAACCACGCTCTGTTCACGCTCGGGAATCAGATGTAAATTTAGCTCGAAAGATACGTTTAGATTGTGTTTAGTTGGCGTGGTTGCTCGGGAGAGTAGCCACGCTGTTTTTTTATAGGAAAAAATTAGCCATACTATAATAATATGGAGATTATAGGATTGATTTTAGTTTAGTTTATTGGGTGGAGTTGCTCGGGAGAGTAGCTCCATTCCGCTTTTATGTACTACCATAAATATGAGCATAGAAGACTATGTACAAAAAAGATGAACTTTGAAGAAGACAAAGGCATAGTGCGAATTGACGAGAAGGAGGCTAAGAGCGTTCTTGGAACGGAGGTCGTTGATAGCTATATCCACCTTATGAAGGATATGGGGCGTTTATCAACGAGCTGGATTACCAAGGCAACGACAAAGCACTCCTTCATTAAGTTCCTTGATACGCTTTCGGGTCTTGCCGTATTCGGTAAAAACAAGATTGTCAAGAAGGCTATGGCGGAGGGCAAAGGTCGTCTTTCGTTGGATGTTAATCTGTACAAGAAGTACGTGGAAGATACGTACTCCGCTAATCCTAATAAGGCGATAAAGAAACACGCAGGCTCTATAATCGGTCTCCTATTCCTTTATAAGAAGTACGCTTCGGAGAACCTGAAGCAAACGAAGGATGCTCTCTTTGGGGAGAAGGGTATCTTCCTTGAAGAACCCAACCTTCACTCCGTGCTGACATCAAAGGATAAGTTCTTGACCCCACGTAACAACAAGGGTAACGCCACTCTCGCATCTGCAAGTAACTTGGTGAGCAAGCTCGCTAAGAACTATGGTGTAGACTACTCTCCAAAGCGAATTGCTATGATGATTACATCAAGGAGTAACTCTGACGATGTATTCAGCTATGGCAGGAGAGGGTTTGATTCCTTCTCGTTTGAAGACCTCCATGGATTTGAAGAGTCTCCTGAAACGGGGAAGCTGAGGAAGAGCGTGGAGCTAATCATAGACAACTTCAAGAAGCAAACTTCAAAGAGGGTAGCCCACCTTATATCCAAGGTAGACGATAGCGAAAGTAAGTACCTATATAAATGGATGGCTGAGCTTGACTCACGTGTTAGCGAGCGAGACAAGGGACGAATGTTTGAGGACTTCATTGAGGAGAGGCTCGTACGTCTTGACAAGGTAGAGGACATAGTACTTGACCTTTTCACCCAAAGCGAAGAATACCTTGAAATCGTAAACTTCATTGATACAGCTGGTCTCGCCATTATGCTAACCCTTTTGAAGTACCGAGGTGAAAATGAAAAAGCCATAGGCAAGAAGAATATCATCTTTAATGGTATAGACGCATTCAGGAAGAAGTACAATGGCAATACCTCATCTTCACAAAATATCACTCTGAACTTTGACGACCAAGAAGGGGATGATGATGACGATAATAATGTAGAGCAGGAACAACCTGCAACCCAATCACAGCCAAGCGCAGAACAGAGTAGGCAAACTTCATCTCGCCATTCTGTCAAGATAGACAAGTCTACCCTAAAGGATTTTGTTGCACGTCTTGCTAATGGACTGAGAGGAATGAATGGTGACGACAAAGATAAGAACGACTACTAACGATGAGCAGGAATAAAGAAATACTTGACAGAATAGAGGCTTACTCACCAGCCGTTTATGATATGACCCATGCCTTGTATATGGCAACTAATGGCAAGGCGATGGCAGATGAGAAACTTACCTATGGTAAAATCCAAAAGATTCTAAGCCTTTCAAGAACGATAAATGGGTCAAATTTTGATGAAGTCGTATTGATTGTGCTTAAAAGTGCCCTTGAGCTTCGTGGTAAAGACAAGATGTTCACGTCATTTTACAAGTTGCTCCAAATGGCTTCTACGATTGACTTTGATGACGAAGAAGCGAGGAAGAAGTACAAGGAGAAGGTAAGTGAGTTCATGTGGGTCATCGTGCAGATGGCAAAGCGTTCAATCATTATGTCAATCATCCTGATGAAGGACAACCTTGTCACCTCACGAGTGTCTGATGATTTGCAGGATAAGGTTATTGCACGCATTCGTGGAATGGTCATGACAGACGAAGCCACCCCATTTGAAGAAGAGTTTTCAAGGGCACTCAACCACCCAATGTCACTCGGTGGTAGTATCTCGTCTCTTGAACTTGACTCGGAGGATACCGATGTGTATGAAAGTGTCTTCAGACTTGGTAACTTACCAAAGAATATCATAGATGATATTGAAAATGCAGTAGGTGATGATGAAAATCTAAAGGAAGATATAATCAACACGATATGCACCACACTTGCATATATTAAGGGAGTGGTGTACCCATTCTTCTACCACTTCTACTCAAACGTAGTAATCCTTGCAGACGATGGTAGAATGATTAAAAGCCTTATCGGAAGTGAGGGTAAGAAGGAGGAAGATGGTCTACCTACATTGGAGAAGTTTGACAAGGCTGTTAGCCTCAAGGTTGATGGAAAGACCTACTATATCCCAACCAATGTAACAAAGGAAGGTATCACATTCTCGGTAAGCACCGATAAGAATGGCAACGATGTCGTCCTCGCCTTCACGCTTGACGAAAGCGGAGACAAGCAGGAGATGTATATACCAATGCCTAAGGAGGAAAAATAACGATGAACGCAAGAGAACAGAAGGAGCTTAGAGACCAAATCGTAAGGTATAACACCCTTAGGGATATATACAACTCCGTAGGGCATTACATAGACCCAACTTCTTACGGCATGGAGATTGAAGACGATGGCTTCCCTCCATACCATGAGGTTGTTGAGTTCGCCCGAAAGGCAAAGGAGTTTGAGTCTACGCTAAGAAAGTTCAACGATGCTGGCGGGCTTAAATCGTTGCTCAGGGTTATCAAGTCTCAAAAGGACTTTGACGAGATAGATGGGTATATCGGAAGGTTCAACGAAGACCTTGAATATATCACTTATCAGAGTTTCAGGATGTCAGCCCTTAAAGCACTAAACCACAAATCCGACTATGTCGTTGAACTACTAAACAAAAAGATGGTTGGACCTCACGAGTTTACTCCTCAGTCTGTATACTCCTTGTTTGATAACTTCCTCCTTGCTCAGGCGAGCTGGAGAGTTTGGGAGAAGCAGGTGGGTCGTATCCTCTCAGGGTCTATAACAAGTGCTGAGCTTTCTTCGGTATATAAGGCTTGGAAGATGTCTAAGGTGATGTCGGAAGCCGTTAAGGTGAAGTTTAACGAAGATGTGCAATACCGAGATTACAACCCCGAGTCTGTGCTTATGTCCGAGCTGATTGACCTTTCCGATGAGAACGAAGAACTTGTCAGGTATAGGAACGAGGAGATGAGCAGTCTCTTTGATAAGGAGGGTATTGTTGTATATGGTAACAGAAGAGGTGTCGGTCTTATCTACTACGATGAGGACAAGGATAAGGTTATCTCTATGACCGAGTTCAGAGAGGGCGATGTCATTGAGGTTGCCAAGGTGCAAGTCTTCTCCCGTGAAGACCTATTCAGCCCTACGCTGAGAGAGATTGCGGTAGAGCTAATCCCAGGACGTGTGTATGGATACCCTATGGGTAACGTAATGCAGTATCAGCACTCTCAGTTAGGCAACGCTTGGATGGACTTCAACCCTACGAGAAAGGTCGCCTATGTCCGTGCTCTCTCCGATATACAAAAGGGAGAAGAGATAAAACTCACTGACGAAATTTTTAGCTAAATCTAATATATCATTGATAAACAAAAAAGTATTATTCAATAGATGAAAAAGTTTGAACAAGCCGTGAATGAAGCCAAGAAGTCTTGCATGACGAAGGAGCTTCAGCGTATTGACAATGAGCGCAAAATTCTTCTTGAAGCCATCTGCTTCAACGAGGGCGTAGGCGATAAGTCTAATCTCAAGACCGCCCCTGAAAAGAAGCGTGCGCACATTGCGTCACTCGTCAGGGAGATGTGGAGTTCGGAGAGGGGTCTTAATGCCGTTGGTCGTAAGTACCTTTTTGAGAACGAATACACGCTCAGCGAGAAGAGTAGTAACGAGAGCATTAAGAATTACATCATTTCCGAGGTCAAGGGGAATATCAGCGAATGGATGTCAGCCTTCTACAAGGATGAGCTGAGCGAAAAGTCTGAGACACTCGCCAAGGAAATCTCCGCTCTCACCAAGAAGGAAATCAAGAACGATGCTGTCGCTCAGGTCATCAGAGGTGTCTTTGATGAAATCGTGCGTGCTCGTCTCTCACCAAAGAAAGGGTAGTGAAGAATGAATAAGACTGATGCCATTGCAAAGTACTACAAGAACCCTAAGTCTCGTTTTATAGAGTCGGGGATTATCTGTCGTGGCTTGGGAGGTGGCGATAAGGGTATTACATTCTTTGATGACAATGTCGTAGCTAAGAACGATGCTGAGTCAAAGAAGCTAATTCCCGTTGGAGACATCTTCTCAGGATACACGTCTTTATCTTCATCAACAATCAATTTGGGGGCAGGTGAATTTGCTGTTGTCCCTGCTATGACGTACGGAGAAAGGGAGGCGAAGTACTACTTCACCCTTGACAAAAAGTACGCCAATGTAAACACAAAGGAGCTGTACAAGGGCGCATTCGCTCACTCTATTGATATTGAGGTTGATATAGTCCTAAAGGATATTGTAGGCAAGCCCGTTTCCGCCCGTCTCGTCTTCCGAGGTGTAGATGCAGGTGGCTCTATCGCAAGCCTTAACAAGTTCTTCTCCTGCTTATCAGTACCCATCTCGGTTGGTGTTGAGTACCTCAAGGTTACGGATTGCTGTGGCTTCAAGAAGAGGATGGATGCTACGTTTGGTGTCTCCCTTGAAGAGCGTATCCGCTCGTGCGTCAATGAGATGCACAACGTAAAGCCAATGGGCAATACGGGCGAGACGGCATGCCTCGTGTTCTCTTCAAGCGAAGAGGGGTATCAGTTCAAGGTTATGGGTGTTCGTATCTACGAGCATTATATCTCAGAAGACTACCCCAACTCTCCATTTGATGCGCCATATGGTGTTGAAGAGACCTTCAAGAAGAGTATCCTCAAGGAGGATGTGTCAAGACGTATTTCGTTTATGAAATATCCCAATGGCGCATACAAGGGCGTGATTATCCGTCCAGCATATCCGATGTTCAACGATACTGCTGTGGAGGAACATATGAAGTCGGTGATGATGGCAACGCTTCCTCAGTGGAGGTCGCTTTCATCCAACTGCATTGACATATCCAATATGGAGGATTTCACCTCTGATGTTGATTTCGTCAAGTACACGGCAGATGGAAGGGCTTACATTGAGGTATGCACTAATCAGGGTTTAACCTGCGCACTTAATGGGGTATACACGGAAGACCAAGACGGAAATCTTATTGAGCTATATATCAATCCTGACGAGAAGGGCGAAGAAGAAAACGATATTGATGCTTCGTATAAGAACTTCGTATCTGTCCGTGAGTATATGGCGTTCGTTGGAGCAAACAACCTATGGCAACCGATTGGTGACTTCTACTCCTGCTTGGGGGCAGTGGATAACCTTCTGAGTATGCGAAATGGCTTCCATTCAGCGGTCGTCTTGTTCAATCCGAACTTCTTCCCCGTAGAGGTGTCGTATGTAACCTATATCTAAAATAATGTATGGCAGGGCTTAACGGAAAATACGTAGGATACGTTGTGGATAACAAAGACCCGCAGAAGGCTGGTCATTGTAGGGTCAGGGTAGAGCATCTTATGACCAATATGGAAGATGATGTTCTGCCTTGGGCTAAGCCTGCATCTTCGCCTTCCTTCGCTGGGAATGGTCAGGGGGCTATCTCAGTCCCTAAGGTCGGTGTTCGAGTGTTCGTTACATTCACGGGTGGTTCAATCTTTAACCCTGAATACAGCGCATACAGCGATGTGGATACAGACCTTATTGAGGAGATTGGTGACGACTACGTGGACAGCCAAGTCCTTATGTACGACAAGACCAACGAGGTCTACGTGCTCTTCCAACCCAACCGAGGACTTCATCTTCAGTACAAGGGTAGCGAGATACAGCTGTCCCCCGATGGGATGATTAGCATCATCCACGCAAACAACCAATCTGCCATACAGCTTATCGGTGACAAGATAAACATTGTGTCTAATGGCGCAATCAATATCGGAGGAGACTCAAACGACAACGCAACCCTGCACGCTGATAACGTGTCTATCGGTGGAAAACATCTAACAACTATAAAAGGGCAAACACCAAATGAGTATGCTGTGAATGGTCAGGCTCTAATGAGACTACTTTCATCTATGGCTAAACTCATTGATGCAAAAATGCCATCGTCTCCTGGGTCTTGCGAAGTCCTTGTAGAGACCTCTAAGATGGCAGTGTTAAACAAAGGAATAAAATACGAGTGAGTTAAAAAAAGAATAGCTATTCGATAACATGACAAACAAAGAAAACAAACTTAGTCAAGGCACACGTGTGTGGTTGCGTGACGAAAGCGGAGAACGTATCTTTGGACACATTCGTTCTGTGAATGAATCCGAAAAGAGGTGCTCTGTTTCTGTTGATGACGGAAGGATTCTACGAGGTGTACACACCGCACGCATCTTCGTAGAACAAAGTGCTTCCGTTTTTGACGTAGACGGTCTTAGAGGACTTAACGAAGGCGTATTCTCTGATGGGTTTAAGAAGGTCAAGGAGTTCTTCTCCAAGATTTCAAAAAAGCTCAAGAGGATGGTCAGTGGTAAGGTTCTCTTCCCATCATCTGCCGATGACAGCAAAATTGTCGATTCTATATCTCCTGATATGATTAGGATTGACGCTAAGGACGGTGATATTCCTGGCGGTCTGAAAGGCTTCTGCATTGAGGATATGGTCTCGGGAAGTAAGGTAGGAGACCCAAGTACGCTTAACAGCGAAATGTCGCCCGAAGAAGCTCGTGCGTACATGAGGTACTACGAGACGAAGGCTCGTGCTCTTGATGAAGGGAATGACCCTGAGAAGGCGAATATAATGGCAGAGCACGTCCTTATTGATGCTCACTATGACGCTGGGCTAATCAATGAGGCGAAGAGAGATGCGGCTACAAAGAACATCTATGAGCATAGAAGGGCGAGGAAGGAATTTGAGGAAAAGCGTCTTAACGAGGCTTACAAGCACCCAACAAGAGAAACAGAACACCTTGATATTCCTAACGTAAAGGGACGTGCAGGTCTTGAAAGATACCTTATCCCTTATTTTGAGTCTTATATCCGAAGAGGTAATGAGGATATTGACAATGACCCCCTTTGGGATTATGATGCTTATCTTAAAGATGAGAATGGGGAGTTTGTTAAGGATGAAAATGGTAATAAGACCATAGTAAAGAAAAGGCTTCCAACAGACCCGCTGAAATTGAACAACATGGGTGGTTCAATGAACGAGGGACATCAAATGATTCCTATGATTTGGGGGTATCATGGTATTGGTAAGACGTATATCGTGAACTCCATCCGTGGCGTTATTGAAAAATGGATTCAGTCAAGACCTGACCTATTCAAGGAGGTTACGATAAATGGAGAAAGAAAGAAGAGAACCTATGATATGGTTACTATCAACCTATCGCAGAATACAAAGGAGTCTCTTTCTGTTCTTACAATTCAGGACGTTCCCGAAAAGGTTTTGACAGACGATGGGTATGTAGAAGTCCCAGGTAAAACAATCCAACTACCAATCTCTGTACCAACAGCTAAGTTCCCCGTATTCAGGTTTAAGGGTAATGGTATTACTGAAGCCGATAAGCTAAGGGGTAACTTGAACTGCAACAGAGGTCCAGAAGGTACGGGTTGCGGAGGTATCATCTTCTTCGATGAAATCACACGTGCAGATAAATCTGTACTTGACGTTTGTATGACATTCTTCCAAGACCGAGTTCTTGACTCCATCTATATGCTGGGAACTCAATGGGCTATGGTCGCCGCTGGTAATAGAGTTGTTGACGGGCTGGATGAATTTGAATGGTCTTCTGCTACATACGACCGTTTCATGCACATGAACTTCTTCCCTGACCCTGATGAACTCATTAAGCATATCTATGCGATGCACGAGAAGGCAAACGAAGATAGAGTTAATCCTGAACCTATGGACGCATCTCTTGAATCTCGTCTTGAAGCCGCTAAGGCTGGCGATATAAAGGCTCTTTGGGGTATTGTAGGGGATGAAAAGGAAGCTCAGAATGATGCTAAGGAACGATATGCCGCTAATGCTGTTGCAAAAAGTCCTAACCAAAAGGGTAAGCTGAGAGGTGCTACGGGTAGAAACCTTACTCAGCTTGGCGTATGGCAGACTATCATGTCCAAGAGTGATATGTACAAGGATATAACGGGTCGTGACCCTTATGTCGTCATTTCACAAGCAGACCTCAAGAAGGGGGTACTCACCGATGAACAGTTTGACGAATATCTTGTAGACCTACATGAACTGACAAACACGCTTAGCGGATATGAGGAAGCCGAGAAGACTGTTGCAAGACTTAGACAGTTTAGACAGTTCAGCAAGGCTAAATTCGCAGAGTGCCTGAACAACACGAAGCTTATTGAGTTCTTCCAATCTTCAATATACAAGCTGGACAAAAAGCTATCAGGGAAGTCTGAATACACAGAGGAGGATAAAAAGGCTGTAACCTTGTTCAAGAATGGCTCTTTCGTCAAGATAAATGAAGAAGATTTCAGGGATGTGTATTTTAAGTTCGTAGATATGGAGTCTGAAACAAAGGACTTCATAGACGAGGATAGGACTGTTTTCGTTCTCACTCCTCTCGGTCAATACTTAACTAAACCGTTGGTTAGTGGTATTGAGAAGGGTGATAAGACGGTGTCGTTTAGTAGCATATTCAAGATGAAGGATGGAGATGCTTCGTTTACGACAGATACTCTTGGCATCAACACGTCAAATGCAAAGTCTGCGGCTTATGCGGCTCTTACAGCAATACTTGAGACGAACGGTATTCAGTTCAAGCTGTCAAACTATGACCTAACTGACGCAGACCCACTTAAGTCAAGGCTGGATGCAAAGGCAAACCAAGCAAGCCTGAGAGGATTGAACATGTACACGAAAATCCTAAAGGGGAACAAGAAGGTCAAGGATATAGATGACATTATCACCCCTCTTCAGTGGTTTAATATCGCTTGCCTTGCTTGTGGGCTGGATAGACAGGTTTCCGCAAACTTCATCTCGTCTATTGTTGATGGTATTTGCCTTGTTGCGGCAGACATGGGGATTACCTCTGTTGGGGACATTACCTATGGAGGAAATGTAGCTGGTTTGATTGACTCAAGGTTTGTTACAGAGGCTCTATTCTGCGTTACAATTCCTCAAAACTCACAGTATGATGAGCTTATGAAGAGAGTAGAACAGGCGGGTAGAACGGGAGGCAATTACAAGCAGTACGAAGGGAATGACAGAGATGAATTTGGCGTTCAGAATGGGTACTTAGCAGGTGCTATCGTAATGGATGCTATCTTAGGAGACCTCCTCGCCCCCGAAGATAGGGCTGACTTCCTTTCTAAGATTATTGATGGCGATACGCTTAAGATGGTTGGTGACGAGTTGGTTAATGCTAAGATAGCAGTAGACCAATAGTCCAAACATCCAATAACAAGTAACTTAAGAGAACCCCTATGTTAAATCAGACATAGGGGTTCTCCTTTTTTATATGAGCAAGAAAAACATATCTAATCCACTTAACAAGAAGGTGCTATCTCAATCAGAGTTCAAGCGTCTTCTCAACCAAGAATATATACCACCACGAAGGGTTAGCCCACCGAAGACGCTGAGTGATGTTGATAAGCTCGTTAATTACAATGAGTTCGTATCGTTCTTCTTCCTTGCGTTCGGTGGCGTTCACGTTACTAAGCACCCTATCCATAATGTACCCGACTACTCCAACGTACTCACTGAGTCGGAAAAGGCTTTGGCTAACGATGGGATAACTGATACCATTAAGCAGAGTTCGATATACAAGACACTTCTGAAGAAGAGAGAAGATGGGCTAAGGGCAAACTACGAAGTGTTGCTTGGCAACCCAACGACTGAAACAGCGGAGCAACAACCGAAGAAACCGATGTTCCCTGCTATGTCTATGTCTGACCCCAATAGGGATGCGTACATAGGTTCTGTAAGAGGTGGCGTTTACTCTAAGCCCGTAAGCAGGGAAAATTGGAAATGGAGGGCTAAGGCAGGTCTTTCATTTAGTCGTCTTCACGTTGCATTTGAAGAGTACTTCTCTTCTCTGCCAAGGGAGATACAAAACCAAATCGTCATTACATCCACAACGGGAGATAAGCACGCTTCACGTTCTTACCACTATGTAAGTATGGCTGTGGATATATCTTGTAGGGTTGGCGGTGCAGATGATTTGGTTAATGCTATCTTCACTGACCCCCTACTCGCTCGCTTTGGTCTTTGGACGCTTGACCCTAACCACGGGACAGCTCCGCATATCCACTTGGAGTATAGAGGTACAAGGAATGAGTTTGCTTCATATACTTCATCCAACCATAGCTTACCAAGCTCGGGGTCTCTGTCGCCTTCCGTGATGGCAAAGTTCAGGGGTGCTCAGCACGGAATGAGGTCAAGGTCTACCCTTCGTGATGACATCCTGAAGGATGCTTCGTTTTCAAGGAGTGGGGTAGATGGCTCTTCTTCGTATGGTAGCGGTGGGTCTATTTACGGAGACTCTGAGCCTCTTGACGATGGTAGCTTCGGTCGTACAACCTACTCCTCTTCAAACCCTTGGTCAGGGGCTAAGTTAGTTGCTAAGCCATTAACGAAGAAGAAAGGCGGAGAAGAAGCGTTGCTTTCATTCTTCGGTAAGGAGGTAGGGTCGGATGCACCACCATCATTGTATGTCCTATCCGAGCACGAAATCGTCCTTGACGCAATGAGCGTGGATGGAGACGGAGCTTCATACGACAACAAGAACGAATAATTTTTAGCACGATTTTGGAGTGAGAAGTTTTTTGTCTACATTTGCAGATGAAAAAGTCTCACTCTAATTAAGTGCTTAAATGAACATTTCAGTAAACCGAGCGGAACTGCTCAAGGCTGTTGTTAATGTCAGTAAGGCTATTAACAGCGCATCTGTGAGTGCAGTGCCCGTCCTCGGGAAAATCCTATTCTCGGTAGAAGGCGACACGCTCAGCGTGAAAGCCTCCAACCAAAACTCCGCCATTTCAGTCAAGGTTAAACTTGACTCTACTGATGGCGATTGTGCGTTCCTCTTTGAGGCAGGTGCAATCAAGAAAATCCTATCAGATGCTCCATCTGAGCAGGTGACTATCTACTCAACATCCGACACGTCACAGCTGTCTCTTGACTATGGTGTAGGTACGTTTATGCTTGGGACGGATGACGCATCTATCTACCCTGACGTGCTACTTGATGCGAGCGGTTCTTCCTACAAGGAAATCCACGTAGAAAGTCCGTCAGAGTTCCTTATCGGTATGGCACGTGCGCTTGCTTGTTCGGGTCAGGATAAGAACAGACCACAGCTTATGTCCGTACTCCTTGATATTCACACCGACACGATGTCCATTGTTGGCACGAGTGGTATTGTTCTCTCTCAGTATGATGTCAAGCTGTCTCAGCCATCCGAAGAGCAGTCCGAAGTCGTCCTTCCAGCCAACATCGCATCTATCTTCCTCTCGGGAATTATCTCTGAGGATAGCGATATGCACTTGTTCTACAACGACAAGACCATCCGTCTTGAAACGGATAACGAGACCTTCACGGCTATTGTCCTTGACTTCAAGTATCCCAAGTACGCACGTGTCGTAGAACAGCTGTCAAAGACCAATTCCTTCAAGGTAGACCTACTTCCATTCGTATCGTCCATTAAGCGTGTCGCATCTCCTAACTCAAAGGTAGACCGCCTTATTGACCTAAGCGTCTCTCAGTCGGGGGTAGTAGCAAGTTGTAATGATATTTTCAGCAGTTACTCTGCACGAGAAAACATCAACGCAACGGAAATCACGGGGGATACTCCACTTGAGTGTGTATCCTTGAACTTTGACCTACTTGCATCTCTCCTAAAGAACCTAACATCACCTCAGGTGACATTCAACATCAATGGTTCATCTGCGGCGACTTCGGTTGTAGAAGAGCAGGAAGAAGGCTCAACACTCAAGCGTGTGAACATCATTATGCCTATGGCTAAGAAAAAATCATAACGCTTGGAAATCTCAGGAATAATTCGTATCTTTGCATAGCCCCGAAGTACGCTACTTCGGATAGCACTAATATAAGTTTAATATAACATCAGTAAGAAGCATGGCAAAATTCAGCGTAAGCGACATGGCTCAGCAGTTCACCTCGCCCGTAACGCAACCCGACATCTCGGCATACACGGGGAGTAGAGACTATTTCGCAAAGGAGGAAGACCCTCGTCTCCTAAAAATCAAGGTCAAGGACATCAAGAACGCCCCCAATGGGGTGTACCCAATCGCACTCAGATTCCTCGCAAATCCATTCGTGGTTGAGGATATGAACAATACAGACCCCGTATTCCTTCGCAATATCATTGCTACAAGAGAGTACGAACTTCCGATTATCTCTAAAATCAATCGCTTCAAGAACGACCCAACGGAGACGATTAAGTTCCCACCCGAGGTTGCACGTGTAAAGGATGAGATTAGTGAACTTTGGTGGGCACGATGGAAGGAAGACCAAATCAAGACGGGGCTAAAGAAGGATGATACAAGGCGTACGAGACTCAAGAAGGAGAAGCTCGTAGACTCACCTTCCGAAAGATATTATGCACTTGTTCAAGTTGTGGAGGATATACAGCACCCTGAGCGACAAGGCAAGGTATTCGTATTCCAATTCGGTCGTGCCATCTTGTCAATTCTGTATAAGTCTCAGGGTATTGAGCTCCCTTCAAAGTACAAGAAGGCAAACGACACTCAAAGTCAGACGGCTCAGAATGCTCCTCAGAGCAAGTTCTCCGCAAAGGCAAAAGTCCGTCCGTATCCATTTGACCTCGTCAATGCTCCTATCTTCGTTGTTGAGGCGAAAATCAAGGACGGAACGGAAAATATGCCCAACTATGATTCATCTGCTTTCATTGATGAAGGATATGAAGGAGACAGAATGCCTGTATCATTCGTCCACCCAACGAGAGGTCAGGTCACTATGACCGATACTTCGGACATAGACCAGCTGACGATGTACGCAGAGTGGCTTGAGTCTATTAACGCTCCCGACCCAAGCGAGTTCGCATATAAGGGGCATACTCCCGAAGAGCGTCAAGCGATTGAAGAGTACCTCAAGTACCACACGGATAAGGACTATCAGTTTAAGGTGAACGCTGAAGCAGAGCTTGATAAGGCTACCCGAATGAAGGAGGTTGCTTACAGCTCAAGGTTCGGAAACCAGCCTACGCCAACTTTCAACGAAGGCGTTGCTCCTCAACAGCCTGCATATCATCAACCAGCATATGCACAGCCTCAGGTTCAGGCTCAACCTGCGCCACAGCCGTCCTTCCAGCAACCCGCTCCACAGCCCGCCCCTCAACCAGCTCCGCAACCAACCTTCCAGCAACCCGCCCCACAGCCTCAGGCTCAGGCAATAAGCGATGACGACCTACCATTCTAAGAGGTGACGTTTTAATACAACGAGATAGCCGTATCCTACTTATTGGGTACGGCTATTTCACTTAAATAGGATTAGAGGAAAACTAATAATAGATGAGTTCTTACATTGAGATAAGCAAGCTTCAGTCTAAGGCTATAATGAAGCTTAAAGACTTAACTCCCGTTCAGGCTAATGAGGTTTATCAGAAGGCTGGAACAGACCCTTCTAAGTCATCATATGTAATCTTGAAGGATACGGAGGAAGTCGTTAATATGTTGTATATAAAGACATTGTTAGATAGGGTTGATAGCCTTATCTCAATGCATTTTCCCGATTTGTTCTATATCAGAAAGAACCTCAGAACGGATTTCACCTTCCATGTTCAGACTATGGCTACGAGTCCTGGGCGTTTGTTTATCAACCCTAAGTTCTATATTGAGTTAGAGGAAAAAGAGCCCGTTAAAGCCGCAATGTTCGTGGTAATCCATGAGATATATCATAACTTCTTTAGGCATTTTGACCGTGCCGCAAAAGACCCAGCCAAATACAACTTATCAGACCCTATTATAAGGATGAGGTGTAATATGGCGATGGACTACGAAATCAATCCACTTGTTGAATCTTTGTGGACGAAAAGGTTGGGTAGTCTTGGAGGATTAACATCAAAAATTGGTGGGCTGATTTCAGATGAATATACGGGAATGCTTTGGGAGTACATTTACGATGAATTAGAAAAAAGAGGCATTCCTTCATCTCCTGATAAGAATGACCAACAGCAAGAAAGCGGTCAACAAGAAGGTCAGAACGGAAATCCTGAGGATGGTCAAGATGGTTCTCAGAGTGGGGCGCAAGGCGGTCAAAATAGTAATCCTCAAAATGGAGACCAAAATAATGGTCAAGAAGGTAGCCAGCAAGACGGAGACCAAGACGGTCAAGACAGCAGTCAGCAGAACCCGCAAGGCGGTCAGGATGGTAATCAGCAAGGTGATGGTCAGCAGAACCAACAAGGTAGTCAGGACGGGAATCAGCAAGACGGTGCTCAGCAGGGTTCTCAAGGAGGTCAGCAAGGAGACGATGGAGATGCAGGAGATTTCTCAAAAATGTCGGGTAGTGAAATATCTGATAAGCTAAAGAACTCAGATAAGGCTATATCATCTCAGAGTGACAGTGGAAACCCATCAGAGCACATTATGAGTCAAGATGATGCAAATCGTATTGACAAAGAAGATGGTAGAGATACACGATATACGGAGAGTGCCGCAGATAAGGCGGACAAGGAAGTCCGTGATATAATGAAGAACAACAAAGAAATAAGAAAGAAGCTTATTGATGAAGTCGTTGACTCTCCATTATATAAGGATAGAAAGAGCCGTAATTTTTATGAGCAAGGTAAGAAGAGTCTTAGCGGTAAAGAAGCAACTGGTGAACCTGGTGAAGTGAGCGGTGACTCAGTTGCAAAAACAGCACTCGCTAAGAAGGAGGTTAATATGACATGGGAAGACCTCTTGGCAGACTTCTTTACTACGATTGTCCCGTCAAAGAAGACAACGAGGCAGATAAATAAATATCAGCTTTCAACATATAAGGCTATTGCATATCGTCAGGGTGGTAAAATGATTGTGCCAATGCAGACGACACGAAGCTACGAAGCTGTTGGTGCTGTTTGGGTTCTTGTTGATACATCAGGTTCTATGTGGAGTTATCTCTCATCGTCCGTCACTATGATTGCGAGTCTTGCAGACCAGCTCATCAATGGTCTTTCAGGTCTTGTCATAATACCCATTGATACAAAGGTCTCGCAAATACAAATATGGGATGAAAGCGTACTCGGGGAAATTAGTGATATATATAACAGCACCGATAAAGATGGACTTCCTATGTCATTTGATGGTGGAGGTGGTACTTCGTTTGATGGTGTCATGAAGTTCCTTGATGAAGGAGTTTTCTCAGATGAACTCGATGAAGACGAAATTTCAGAGAAATTCTTCGGTGGCAAACCATTCAATGATATTGTAAGATATTACGATAGCTCAAATATGTATGACGGAGGAGAGGAGAGCGATGAAGGGTATAACCTTATGAAGAGCATGCCCCCATGCGCTGTACTCCTCCTTACGGACATAGACGTTGTTAGTGGTGCTTTGAGTGAAAAGACATTGGATAGGATAAGTCACATTGATGACGAGAGGTTCTACACATTTATCTTGGGAACTAAGGCGAGTAGACACGTTCCGTTTGGTCAGACCGTACTTGTCCCTGAACTTGATGGTAACATTAAGATTATTGGTCGCTACGGGAATAAGGTGTCAGACGAGTATCTTTAGTATAGATAGCCTATGATTGATAGGTCAAAGACATTTAACAAAACACTTGCGAGCAGAGCAGAGGGGGCAGTGACCCCTTCTGCTCTTGGTCGTTCTCCTATCTCGGGTGATGGGTTTTCGTTGCTTGACTCTGTAGGTAGGCACGTCCCCGTAGTTAAGATTAACGACTATTACTTTGCAAGTAGGCAGATTGAATATATACGTATTGAGACTACGGAGTTCCTGCCTTCTGTGTATGCAGTGTTCTCTCTTGATAGGAACAACCCTATTGCGATGAACCAGCCGAAGGATGGTGATGTCATCTCTGTCTTTATGAGACCTATGTCTGATGTCATGCGTAGTCTCCGATGTGACTTCCGTATCACCAAGGTATTCATCACGAATATCAGTCAGTCAAGCATGTCTCAGGACGAGCAGGCTTACTATCAGATGATAATCAAGGGTGATATTAACGTTCCAAATTTATATACAGAGGGGCATCAATACGCATTCAGCGGAACGTCCCACGAGACGATACGTGACTTCTGTCAGAGGTATAGGCTTGGTTACGTTTCAGGCGTTCAATCGGATACCACTGACCAGCAGGCTTGGTATTTGTATGGGCAAAAGCCGATTGACTTCATTCAGGATATAATTGCGCACTCGTGGAGGGACGAGGAGAGCTTCTTTGACGGATGGATAGACCCCTTCCTCAACCTTACGTTTAGTAACGTTAATACGATGCTTGGTCGTACTAAGGCGGATGATGGCTCTATTGATTGGGGGGCGTTCGTTTCCATTACGGGTCGTGAGTTCGCAGACCGCTCGTATGCTAAGAATGCTGTTGAGAAGGATGGTGCATTTGACTTTGAGGCTATACCTTTAATTCTTAGCAACATTCCTCAGATGGATAAGACTCCGTATTTCGTGAAGAGGTATAGAGTTGAAAATAAGGCATCGGCTATTTCGTCTAAGTACGGACATGTTATAGAGCTTGACGTTAATATGAACAACCAAGCCCTTGCAGGTTCAGGTGTCCCTCAGAATAGACAGGTTGTTAGGATTGAACCTTGCTACAACAAGGACAAGATAAAAGACCATATCATACTGAGGGGTAGAGCGAGAGACGGATACAACAACGGAGTTACGGGGGAGACCTTCGCTGATAACGATACTGAGACGATTGTACGATATGTATGGGGTGGAGATAGCCACGTCTTCTCCGATGGAGATGGCAAGTCGGGCAATACGAATGGAGCTACGGGAAATACGCACAAGAATTATATTAGGGCGTACTACCACAACCTAATCAATAATGTTGAGCTTGAAAAGCTGACACTCGTATGTACTCTCAATGGGCTTAATACGTTTATATACCGAGGGCAGAAAGTCCCCACGTTGCTTCTTGAGCAGTCTAATATAGATATGCTATTCAACTCGTCAGTATCCAACCCAAGAGAGGAAGGAGAGACCCCTCAGGCTGTTTTTGAGAAGACCATGGATAGGGCGAATAACTTTATGATGTTCTACTCAGGTTGGTTCGTTACAACGGGTATTAGGTATATCTACGAGCGTCCTCCTATCACGGCAACATCTACGGATGAAATCGTGTCATACCGAACAGAGGTATTCCTAAGCCGAAGGGAATGGCTACCTCCTGAAGCCATCTCTCCTATCACTATTGACGACTCGGGCAAGGTACATCTCAACCCTAATGCAAGAGCGTATGGTTCGTCTTCTAACCTTGGAAAGACATCTGATGAAGGGTACATAGGCAGAGGATACGACTCCTCTTATAGCGGAGGAACATCTGCACCCGTAAACCCAATGTCGGGCGGTTTCACCCCGCACGGGGACATCGGTAAGCCAATATCCTTTGAAGGGAGTAAGAAGGAGGTTTATAACGAGCTTGTCACCCTTGTGGATAAGTATATCGCATCCAAGAGTAAGGGGGCTAAGCGAATGAGTGGTTCGGTCTTCGTCTCAATGTGCGCCAAGTATAAGCTGGATATTTCCCTCGCCCTTGCTCAGTGTCAGATTGAAGGGAACTTCGCTACGATGGGTAGACCACGTACGACCAACTCGGCATTCTCGGTTGGGCTGTTTGATACGGGTGAAACTAAGTTCGTTTATACGCACCCTGATGAGTCGGTAGAACCCTATTGCAGACTTATGCAGAAGAACTACCTTCAGTATGGGAAGAAGAGCGCAGAGGAGCTACTTAGAGGAGGCTTTGTCAATGCGAGCGGTCAGAGGTACGCATCGGCTCGTAACTACGAAAGCAATGTCTCTCAGACGAGAAACAACATCATTTCGCAGAGCAAAATTATGGCTCTATACAATAAGTTGGTATCTTAGTTAGTAAGTATTGTGTTCATATTTTTTTTTGTTTTATTTTTTATTAGAGTGGGGCAGGTCATCATGGGGGCTTGCCCCACTTGCTTTGTATTGGTAATCTTCGTATCTTTGTGCGAACTCTAATAAAATCCTAAGAATGCTATACGTACCTAATAAATGGGATGGCATCGTTGATGCTATGGTTACTATAACCGACAAAGAGGAGTATGTTGTAAACAAGAACTACCTCATTAAGAAGGGGTTTAGTCTCTTGCTTAACAAGTATATCTCAGAGGCTTTTGATGCTGTCCTCCTTGCTAACGATATGTATTATGTCGGTGAGGAGGTTGCTCTTGACCTTATGAATAAGCGTAACCTCACCCAAGAATACGAACTCCTTAGGTCAGCTATCGGCATATACAAGGGAGGAGAAGAGACCCTTCGCAGAAAGACAAGGTCTAAGAAGCCTACAACGGCTGTAAGGCATTACTTTGGAGGATTAGTATCATCGCTTAGCGGACTTGATGAAGAACGCTTCAAGCTCGCCTATTGGCTTATGACGACAAGACTCCTTATGGATTTCCTCGGCATCGAGCCAATGGAGAATGTAAGTATCCCTGAAATACTCCTTGAGTACCAAGGGAAGAATGCAGGCAACCATATCGGTGTTGATGAGGTTGAGCAGATGATGAACTTCGTAAAGAACTCTCGCACGAAAATCATTGAAATCGCAGATAAGATTGACTTCTGCGTTAAGCAGAATATATCCGACATCGTTGCAAAGGAAGCCCTATGTACCTACACGAGTAAGGTAATCAAGGATATTTCCGTTTATGACGTGGAGCTTGGTTTCTTGGAGAATGTATCCAAGGCGGAAGAGGGTATATATGGTCTGAACCGAGATATTACCCCTATGATTGCAAGGGCTATCCATCGTGATTACAGCATACGTCTCCATTCGCAGAAGGAGATACTAAGAGAGATTTACTACAACATCATCCCCGATATTTGCAGTGTCTTCCACGAAGGGCGATTGTCCATCACTATACCAGCTTATCTTGGTGCGAACAACAGCCCGCTTGACGAGGTGGAGAACGACCATGACGGAGTTAGCATCTTCCTGAAGCATAAGATTATCAACGACTACCTCTTCTTTGCACGTACCTACACGGGGCTTGGAAGAGACCAGCTCCTTTCAACTCGCTTCGCTGATGTCCATTACAGCAAGTTTAAGTCCAAGGCTACTATTGACGATGCCTCGGAGTGGGTTCGCAACTCCATCACGGAGACGCAGGAGTGGAACGTAGCTATTTCCGAAGCCGTAGAGGATGTCCTATCCGAAGGGATTTCCAAGGAGCAGTTTGATATGGTATGCAAGCTCATGGTGGCTTGTGTATCGCACTTCACTGCATCGTGGATTTATCGTCACGCATACAACTCTATCATCTTTAAGTCAATGCAGATGATGGGTACGGCTGATACGACAAACGTATTCAACGAGGAGAAGCGGAAGTACATTGAGAACACGTACAATGACGCTCGCTTCGTCACGTTTATTCTTCGTACGCTATCGGATGACGACCACGACTACACCAAGTCCCAGGAGCTGAGAGCACCTCTTGAGGAAATGATGTTCACCTGCAAGACCATTGCTTGCGAGAAGCTGTACGAGGTCTTCAAGAAGGATACTGACTTGTACTTTACTCTTATCAAACCACTGCCATCCGTACGAGATAGCAACTTCAAGACAGCTAACAAGGAGGTGATGTCGGCAGTCGTAGAACGTATCAAAGACTACTTCCCGCATCCAACGATGGAATATGACGTTCTCACAGAAGACGAATGCACCTCAACAGCGAAGGTCATCATTGACCTCATCTTTGAAAGTAAGTACTGCAAGTTCGGAATGCTAAAGTCATTAGACCCCAACTTTGATGACACACCAAGAGATAGCATCCTACATTCGTATAGGCTGATGCAACCACTTGGAGCTGAAATCAGCGATGACGACATTCCTCACCACATCAACAACAAGGAGGATATTGAGAAGCTCAAGAAGTTCATCTTGTCATCACCACAGCGTTTCCGTATATTCATTGACCTCATCACAATGACACTCAAAGGGGAAGGGATTGATACCCCGTTCGCTTTTTAGAATGGGTGCATAAGTAGTATGTCTATAATATGCAAATCCCTTATCCATAGCTAAATAGGCATATGAAGAAGAAGCATCTTATCATAGGGGCTGTCGCTACTCTCGCTGTCGGGTTTCTAATGTACTTGGCACGAGAGAACGGCAAAAGCTCCGTAAAGAGAGAGCTTGTCTACTATGTGGACAGCCTCTCTTCTTATCAAAATAAACTCGGTGAGGAGTACAAGCAAAGACTCCTTGTGGAGCACGACAAGGAAGCCCTTAAGACGAAGTTTGCTTCTCTTGAAGAGGAGTATAAGAAACTTAAGGACAACCCTCTCGTCATCACCAAGGTGGTGACAACTACCAAGATTGATACTCTGAAAATACCTCTCGTCAAGGAGAACGATACCACCCTTGTATATAACTACGATAAGACTTATTCCGAGAATGATAAGGTCGTTGTTAAGGGGAAGGTAGACCTTGCTAATATGGAGACGACTATATCCACGATTGAAATGACCTCAGGGCTATTCTATGACATCGTGGAGGACAAGAATGGTATGCTCTCCGTGCTCGTCCGTTCCACCAACCCATTGGTCTCCATAGATAAGGTTGAAGGTGCGCTTTTTGATATATCGCAAAGCAAGTATTTCAAAAAGAAGGTCACAGAAAAGAAAAAGAGCTTCTCATTCATCAAGAGGTTTTCCGTATCCGCTTATGTAGGGTATGGTGCTTCGTTGTATAACCAGCAGGTCATTCTAACCCCTCAGGTTGGAGTTGGGCTTACTTACCGCATATTCTAATTGTATGGTTGGAACAAATATAATAAGCAGACTAAACAACAATATACTAATAAGCTACAACAACGTAAGTACCAAGGGAGTGCAATCAGGGGCATCCCATAAGTACACGATTGTTGATAGTGGAAGAGGGTATAGGTCAATACTTATGGACGTGGATAAGGACGGAGTGTATAATACTCACGGGCTTGTCTTCGCTCCAAAGATTACAAAGCCTACCCATAAGTTCCTTGAAGGTAAGACCATCGTTACTTCGGATATAATAACCTCCGAGGTGACGCTTTACTTTAAGGCGGGATATACCCCAGAGGTGGATTATGTACTCAGGATTTTGGGTGAGACAACTACGGGGGATGTATCTTGTCTCGCAGTCATCCTTATCAACTATGACCTCCTCCTTCGTTATCAGAAGATTATCCCCAACCCATTGACGTACGGAAGTCAGGTGTTTGATAGGATTGTAACCTTCCAAGTTCCTTCCTTGTCAAGTATGCAGTATGCCCAAGGGTTTGAGCTTAATGGATACCTACTATTCAAACAGCAGTCAGCACTTATTGCAGATATATCGCCTATCGTTGATGTATATAACGACAGCTACGACTTTGGGGTGTCCTACGATGTTGAGGAAGTTCCTCAGTTTAGGATTACGATACCATCGGCTTCTCAGGCTGATAGGTTTAATGTATTCCTTTCCTTAGACAAAAAGAGCGGTCATATCAACTACTACCCATATTGGGGGAGCGACATCTACACGCCAATAGATACCTCTGTTATGAACGCCATTGAAAGCCGTGGTATTGACCTTTACTTCGGAGAGAAGAGTCTCGCAAACGAAGGATGGGCTGACTTCAACTCTCAGTATGGTGGTGCTGACGAGCGTAGGTGGGTGACGATGCACGAGATGAAGGTGACTAAGTATTACCCATCTCCAACGACACCTCCCGAAGAGACCTCCTTCTCGTTTACGGAGAACTACTCTAAGAGAGACAAGGACGGCAAATCGTCATATAGGTATTCATTCAGACCAACCATCTTTGACGATGAGATAATCCGTATCCCCGAGAATGACGTATCGTCTGTTATGGTAGTTTACACGTGTCGCCTCGTCAATAGGCAAGACCTCACTCAGGTCGTCCGAACAGCGTCTCTGAGTATATCAGGTAGTGAACTTGATAGGTATAGACATACCGCCAACAGACCGCTTAACATCCACGTGGATAAGGTCACGCTGAAGCATGAAAACGAAAACCCATCAGGATTACATGCCCCCGTATTGGATGATACGTCTAAGAAGGAAAGCATCATATACGAAAAGGTATTCTACAACTCTCAGGATATTCAGGTCAATGTACACGGGGAAGGCATCTACACGACACAAGAAGGCTCGCTGTTTAAGCTACATAAGTCCCCAAGCCTTTACGTCTTCCGTCTCTACGACAACAAGAGAAAAGACCGACTTGACTTGTCTTCTGTGAATGGTCTGATATACCTACGTGTCTACGATGACAATAATCAGCCGATTGATATTGAACCTACTTATTCAGCGAATATGAACCCCGTCCTTGGAGAGCTTGAGTTCTACATAAACGAACAGCTTGTTGATATGCTGAAGCTAAGCACAAAGCGTTCGGCAGAGGATAAGACCTACTCTATAATAAGTAAGACAAGGACGATGACGACAACCATCGTTGAAGGGTTATACGAATAACATATGGAGAATAACAATATCACAGAAGACAGCCTCATGGAACACGTTGAGGCTTTTGAAAGACGGACGGGCGTGAACACAGCACCGCAGGCGGATGATATGACTTCCGCTCTTGAAGCCCACGGGGCAGGTGGCGTGATTGAACGACTGCATCAGATTGAGATGGGTGATGACGTGAAGAGACAGAACGAGGAAGAGTTTGAACGTGCTGTTGCCGATGGACGCATCATGAACGGGATTGAGATGGACGAGAGAGGACATATCCGATACAAGGATACTATGGAGGAAGGTCGTACCATTGACAAAATCACGATAGGTAGCGATGACACTTCCGAGAACCCCGCCGCTCAGAGAGGTCGTAAGGCGAAGAAAAAGAAGGTTGAAGAACCATACGCCCAAGAAGTAGAACCAAGGGCACTCTCGGTCACGATTGATGGTGTTCCGCCAACGTATAACAACGGGTTCACCAATCTTGATATTGAGGAGCTTCCTTCAAGAGGTAAGCACTACCCTGATGGTTTTGCTATCGGTGTTAGACCTTGTACGACAGAGGAGCTGAGACATTGGGCATTGCTCCCGATAGACTCGCTTATTGAAAGAGAGAATGCCATCAACTATATCCTTGAGAACTGCACGCATATCTTCTCTTCTACGGATGGTACTCAGTATAGCTTCCGTGACCTGCTTGAAGCAGATAGGATATATATCCTTCTTGCAATTAGGGAGGAAACATTCGGAGCGTCAGAAGAACCTCTCGTTATGAACATAGAAGGAGAGAACCACCCTATCGTCAAGGAGAACCTTACGCAGTTTGATTTCCTCTCCCACCCTCAGGTTGCTGGTAAGAAGTCTATCAAGATGAACCAAGGTGTCATCAATGTGACTATCCCCAAGAAGCATTCAAGCACGGGTGAGCCTTATGACATCAAATTGCATTTCCCTACGATTGGCACATCCATGTGGCTTCAGTATTACTTCGTCTCAAACCTTGTGGATGAGGATGGTCAGATTGACGTTCCTGCCGATGAGCTGGACTTCTATCAGTGCGCTATGGTGCTGATGCACTTTGATAAGGAGTTCTCCGTTGAGGACTACAACAAGATTAAGCAGGAGTTCCTTTCGCTGAAGCCTGCCGAGGTCGCAATCATCAGGGCTATCAGGGACATCATCACAGAGGTGTCTAAGCCTACTATTTCTTATATCAACTCGGGAGGTGTGGAGCGAGAAGCCCCGCTTTCCTTTCGAGACGGCATCAAGTCTCTATTCGGCATTTCAAATCCCTTGGGAGACCTTGAGTAAGATGAGGTATCTCCTTATCAAAGAACTGAGGATGTCAGTCTCTGATATAGGTAGATTGCCTTACATTGAGTGTGTAGAGCTTATCAGCTTCCTGAATGAGGATAGGAAGAAAGAGGAGGAGAAAAGGAAAGAGGCAGAGGCTCTCGCACAACAAGAAAGCTAATCTTGTTAAGATATTTGTGGTGAGAAAAAAGGGGGGGGGGAAAAAACCCCCCGCCCCTTGCTTTTGCCATATAGTTTGCAGGATACAAAACATTTCACTACCTTTGCATAAAGAATTGTCTCACCTAAAGAATAGGTAAATGTTTCTAAAGAAAATCGCATTCAGGAATATCGGTTCTTACGGGAATGCCCTTAATGAGATTGAGTTCTCCTCAGAGGGAGAGGTCATCCAGCTGAAGGGGCGTTCAGGGTCGGGTAAATCCACGTTCCTCAATATGCTTAGTCTCCTTATCTACGGAAAGGTGCAAGGGGTTAATAAGTCCTCTATCGCCAACCGAAAGAACAAGAACGGATACATAGCAGGGGATTGCTACTCGGGGGGTACGCACTACTTCATTGAGCGCACGTTCTCCCCCAACTCACTCAAGGTCTACCAAGACGGAGTTGATATTGAATCCATCGGTATCCGTGACGCTCAGAAGTTCATTGAATCCAATATCCTTACAATACCATTCAACGTCTTCAACAGCGTTGTTTCGCTGAACCTCAATACGTTCAAGTCATTCATCTCAATGACTCCAACGGAGAAGAAGCAGATTGTGGATAAGATATTAGGTCTTGAAGCCATCAATATCATCGGTGAGGCTATCAAGGCAGACCTGAGAAACGTATCTCAGTCCCTTAACAAAGTCTTGTCGCTTGCAGACCATCTTGCTAATTCCATCGCCACAACTCAGGCTTCCATTGATACGTATAAGAATACGTCAAAGAAGAGGGACGAGGCGGAGATGGAGAGGTTATCCAATGAACTCGCACTTATCGCCTCTCAGTATAAGGAGCTTGACGAGCAAATCAAGGAGCTTGATAGCAAGGGAGACAAGGTCGTTGCTATGATGAACGAATGCACTGCAACACTAAATGCTGAGCGAGCAAAGAACAACTCCGTTATCTCTAAGCTGTCACTTTATAGGCAGGACAAATGTCCTACTTGTGGTAGTGACTTCCGCTCAGGTGACTTCCCTCAGATACTCGCCTCACTCAACGAAGAGAAGAAGACGAACGAAGCCAATATGGCTGTGTACCTTGAAAACGAAGCCAAGATTAAGGAGTCGTATTCAAGATACCAGCAGAAGAGGGCTGAGCTTACTTCAAAGAGGGATGAGATAGCAACCTCGGGTAAGATACTAAAACAGCAATACCTTACGTTGAAGAATGAGGGTAGCAGTAGTATTGACGAGGAAGCATTGAAGGTTCTTGAATCTCGCTTAGATGCAGACAAGGAATCAAATGTAGATGTATCTGTACAAGCTACAAATATCCGTAAGGAGATGCGTCTACTCGGTGTCCTCTCGGAAATGTATGGGGAAAAGGAAGGTAGCGTTAAGTCGCTCTTCTTCTCAAGCTATATCCCATACATAAACAACAACATCAACGAGATACTCGCTAAGGTAGATTTCCCCTACCACGTATCGTTTGACAACTCCTTTGACGCTATCATCACCGATATGGGAGAAGAAGTCCCTATCAGTACAATTAGCGCAGGAGAACATAAGCGTGTGGATGTAGCTATCTTATGCGTGTTCCTCAAACTGATTAAGCGTAGCTACCCACAGCTGAATACGCTTTACCTTGACGAGACGCTTTCAAGTCTTGACGTGCAGACATCAGATGCTATCCTTGCATATCTGAATGAACTCGCCAAGGAGCTAAATATGACTATTGTCGTAGTTAGCCACTCACAGATTAACTCGGACTCGGTAGCACGAAATATAGTCATCACGAAGACCGCAGGGTTTTCAAACATAACTATTGAAGAGCTATCCATGTAAATAATTTTATCAAATATGGCAAAGAAGAACAAAGAAAACGCACCTCTCATTGAGAATGAGGGTGTAGTAGAAGAGAACGTAATCCCAACTCCAGCTCCTAACGAAGAGAAGGAGGAGACCCCATCGGAAGAACCTGCGCAGGCTAAGCCAAGAGGCAGAGCTAAGGCAGAGAAAGAACACGAACCTGAGGAGGAACATGAACATACCCCCGAGGCGGTTCACGAGCATACTCCTGAAGCACACGATGAAGTTTCTAACCTTGAAATCTTCCGTGAATACCCAGGTGTCTTTATGCCCGCACGTGCAAACGCTAATGATGCAGGTATTGACTTCTTCCTCCCCGTACTCACAGACCACTACCTTGAACTGCTCAGAGAAGCTAACAAGGATATGCCAACGCCTATCAACGCAGAAGGTGGTTTCCCTCTGACGGATGAGCAGGCATCGCAGATGACGGAGGAACAGCGTAAGGAATATGTTGAGAACAGCAAGCATTATATTGTTCTGTTCCCCAACCAGCATATCATCCTCCCTCTTGGCATCCGTGCTATCGTACCAGCCAACAAGGGTCTGTTCCTTTACAACAAGTCGGGTGTCACGACTAAGCTCGGTCTTGGTCTTGGCGCAAGCGTCATTGACGAAGGGTACAGAGGTACTATCAAGCTCCACCTGCATAACTTCACCAACATCCCAGCTAAGATTACCTTCGGGATGAAGATTGTTCAGGGTGTCCTCCATTACCTTGAATACGAAGGTGTCACAGAGCTAACCGCAGAGGAGTTTGAAGAAAAGTCCAACACGGGTCGTGGTGATGGTGGCTTCGGTTCAACGGGAGCGTAACTAACACGTAATCATATTTCATAACCAAAGTTTAGCCTTAGTTCGGGTGGTGGTCTTTGACTATCACCCGAATTTTTATTACCTTTGCTGTAAAGTTAAACTATAAAACTTCATCGGCATGAAGAAAAAACATGAAGTTGATTTTCAACAGCTCGCTCTTAACTACCGAGACGGGAAGAAGGAAAAGGACTTCGTCAAGCTATATAACGCCCTTAATGGAAAGATTAAAGGGTTTATGCTTAGTCGTCTCGGGAATAGCGGGGTGATTGACGAAGCTATGAGCTACTTCTACTTGTCCCTTTATAAGTACTTTGATACGTGGAATCCTGACAAGGCATTATTCTCAACGTGGGTGTATACTATGGCAGGGAATTGCTGTACGTATGCTTCTAAGAACGCAACATCTTACGAAGGAAGGTATATCAGCCCCGAGGAGATTTCAGCGGAAAGAAACAAGGGACATGCAGGGATGGAAGACTCGTTGGCTAATCTTTATGATGCCGTAGAAGGCGGTGCTGATGACGAGGAGACCGCCAATATCCCGTACATCAGGGAGATGCTATGTGAAGCCTTGGAGGAAGTCTACAAGAGCCTTGACAAGCGAGAGCAGGAGGCTTACAAGGTTCTTATATACAGATACTCTACCCATAAGGAAGAAGACGAGGATGTACAGCGTTGCAAGGCAATGAATAAGGGCATCCTTAATTGTAGCATATCCGATACGATGGATACCATCAAGAGGGTCATCACAACCAATGAGAAGTTTAAGCCCGTTGTGGAATACATGAAATCAATAGGTTGTGATACAAGCTACGAAGACAATAGGATTTTGTCTTTGTTTGATTTGATTTAATCCATCCTTATGCTTACCTTTGTATAGGTAAGAATACAAACTAAAAGTAATATCCTATGTCATCAGATAAGGGAACAACGATTGAATCCATCTTTGACAGATGGGGAGAGCAGATTGAGGAACTCCGTGAGAAGATGTCCGACATCAAACAGCTCAACCACGCTCAGCTTGAAATGTACGCAAAACGTCAGAACCTCGTTGAGGAGCGTGGCGTGGTGCTTATGAATATGGCGAAGATTAACTCTCAGGTTAAGGCTCTTTATAGTCAGAAGTACAAGGACTACAAGGAAAGAGGAAACCTTATATACAAGAGCGAGGTTCAGCTTGAAAATCTTATCAAGGGAGAACTCGCAGAAGAGTATCACAAGCTGGAGATGTACAAAGTCCTGGCTGAGTTCTACGAGGAGACCCTAAAGACGATTGACAATATGATTTATGGCGTGCGTAATGTCATCACCATTCATCATCTTGCCAACGGAGACACATTTAAGTAAGGCTCACGATGATTCTTTCAACACAACTTGTACCTACGCTTGCAGGGGAAGAGGTCTCAAAGAAAGACTACCTTCTCCTGCATAGGTCTTTTGAGTGTGCTGTGGAGAGTGCCGTCATTAAAGGTCTTGATGCTATCAACATATCATCTACGGATAAGTCGGACTTATACCTTTACTACTTCTTGTCTCTTACCCCAGCCGTTAAGGTATGGTATGTGGATACGGACAACAGCGTAAAGAGCCTACTAATTCCCGTTTCTGATGACGAGGCATACACCTACTCTACGGACAAGACACGTGAGGTTGCGAAGGAAAGGTATGTAGGAAACTACCCAGCGTACAAAGAACCCTTCTTCAAGCGTATAGACGAAGGGATGAAGTCTGACTACGAGAATGGTCTGTACCATAACTCAGAGCTACTCCCTCACCTAAAGAAGTCATCCAACCTCCTTGACGGGATTAAAATCACCATTGACAACTCCATTGAGATAAAGAGGAAGGAGCGCATCTTCTCCTACCTACACCCTACCATATCAAAGACAAGGATGGAACACCTCATCCACCAATACGAGAAGAGTAACCATATCCCCTCCTCCTCTCCTAATCTTGGGTACTTAAAGGTAGTCCACAGAACGAGTGGGGCAGAGATGGGCATCGTTGGTGAGGTGTACATTTACAATGGGGATGGTAGCGTGTATGTCTTCTCCCTCGGTCGTCAGATGAACTCAAGTGACCTTGCAAGCGTAAAGGCGAAGATGAAAGCCTTCTCGGAGAAGAATGGCATAAAGACCTCATCCAAGGTGCGTGCGGTATCATACCAAACGGAGGAGGAACTCATTACAGCCGTTCTGTCGTTTATTCCTTCCGTCTCTCCTCTGTTCTTTAGTATGACCTCTCAAAGCTCCATACACGAACTTAAAAAGAGGTATATGGAGATTATACGCAAGCATATCCAAATGTCGTACGAGAAGGACACTACGGGATGCTACAAGAAGAATGACAGCGTAGAGTCACCATACAATATCCCTAAGGAGCTTACACTCGTCATCAACTCAATGATAAGCAGAGGAGTTGAGTCTCCGTCAGACAAACTTCTTGAACGTGTCTTTAGCGTGGCTTTTGCGGACGCTTCTCCCGTAGTATCCATTGACTATGGGTATATGTACGAACGATGGGATAGGGCTATCAAGGTAAAGGAGCAAACGACAATCCAATTCATAGGCAAGGAGCTTTTCGGTATTAGAGACATCCCCGAAGAACCATTGGAGACTTCACTCACCTCCTCGCACGTTGATATGATGCTCTATCCATACTGCGTAGGTATCGTGATGTTCGCAAGGATTGAGGAGCATCTGAAGCTATCCCATATCCTGATAGACCACGCTAACTTCGCAAGGATAGCACCCGACTCCGTCCTCTCCTCACGAGTGATAGCAAACTCTATTATGTCCAAGTTCCTTATAGAGAAAGGTCTCGTACTCCCACCATGGAAGACCGAGACCAAGACCCTTACGGGAGCTTACAACAAAGAACCGATTAAAGGATACCACCAAGGTGTTGTTCAGTATGACTTCACGGCTATGTATCCTACAATCATCCGTCAGTTTAATATATCACACGAGACCCTCTTAGGTAGAGCTATAGAAGCGTGCGCTAAGGGAGCGGAGATAGACCCCACGAGGAATATCCCGTATTCACCCAAGGTCGTGAAAGAAGCGACAGCTAAGTATATCTCTTGTGACCCATCCTCCATCCATACGGCAGGTGGTAGCGTCTTCTCAAGCACTGAGAGGGGTGTTCTGCCAACGATTATGGATGTCCTCTTTGATAAGCGTATTCAAGCTCAGCGTAAGCTAAGGGAAGTTGAAGACGAAATCAAACGTCTAACGGAAGAATAGGAAGTAGGTCAGGAACGACAAAGCGGTAAGACCAAGGAGACCTACGATAGCCCACGAGACGACCTGCCTGATGAAATAAGAACGTTCAAGATAGGGGAGTTGTAAAATGTACTGCACGCCAAAGCAGTTCGACAGCTCCCCTTTCTCGTTAGCGAAGTTGAAGACCTCCTTGTATAGCATAGACCCATCAATGCCAAGCTCTTCAATGAAGTACTTAAACTCCTTGACCTCGGCTTCCTTGAGGACGTAATCAAGTTTGTCCTCATAGCTTGGGTCTTTAGCGAGAACCTCAGCAGGTACAACTATCTCGCACAGCACGGACTCACCATCCTCATCAGGTCTCATCCCGTATCTGTTCATAACGGAAGCCTTATCGTGGTGGTCTGCAAAAATGTTCACTTTGAACCACTCTTTTGACTTCTTGCTATTCTTTATTCTCGTAAGGAACTTATAATCAAGATAATCCGCTATTTTCATTCGTTGTTTTATCGTTCTAACTATAATATACTATTATAGAGTGTAAAGACTACAGCAATGAAAATGAGTAGGACGGATGCTATGTCGCCACCAAGCACTACTCTCGCAGACCTGCAAAACAGCATTACGCAGGATGTAGAGAAGAAGGGTTCAGCCACGACAATATATAGCACAAACAAAATTAACGAGATTATTGACTCCATAGCAAGTGGCGCACCAAAGGTAGACTATAAGCCTTTCTATAAGAAGAACCCTGAGCTGAGGTCTCCCAATATCCTCTTTGAAATGACGGAGTGGGAGAGTGCAGAGTTTGATAGGTGTATGCTTGATGCAAACTACTTCACGGAGAACTACGCTAAGTTCAAGACCGACTACGGCTACCGCCTTGTTGAACTGAGAGACTACCAGCGTGAAGCCGTTGAGCTTGTCACGAGCGAGGTCTACGATGAGGAGATGGACTTATGCGTCCCCGAGAACAGAAACGTCATCCTCATGCAGAGCCGTCAGACGGGTAAGTGCGTGACATACGACACCAAGGTGATGCCCCTTTGTGATGATGGAGACCAAGAGATTGGAGAGATTTACCACAAGTTTAGAAAGAAGACGTTCCTTGATAAAGTGAGGGATATGCTTATGTGGTTTTATAAAAGACTATAATTATGCTTTTACCAGCAGATAAGATTAACAGAGATGAGCCTATCGTTAAATCGGCTGTCCCTTACAAAGGGATACTGATTGAGGATGGGGATATTTCATTTGCCTCGTTTGACAAGGTCGTAATACGCTCATTGTCGCTTGTTATTGACTACATGTCAAATGCTACATTCAATAATCTGTATGCGAATGATGTCATTGAAAGCCCAACGGATGTATGCCTCAAGTTTCCTATCGGAATCTGTAGGGGATACAACGATGAGTTTATATTGTGTTTTGCTCCGATAGACGTTGATGGATTAGAATATGAAGTGGCACGAGAAGGTGGTAGTAATGAGGGCGTAGAGTCCGCTGATTTTATTGAATCCATACATGGATTGATGGTGGAGAACAGCACTCGTGTCGTCCCGATGTCAGTAGATATTACCTCAAACTATTATGACAAGACTAATCCCTCTTATCTCGTTGATACCTCATCAAAGTCGTTTGTTGTAAGAAATCTTAGCCCTGAGTATAATGAGATGCTTGCAATCAAATTTGATGGCGGTGCACTTAGGTATCATCCTAATAGGAATGACAATATCCCATATCATACGCACTCGGTAAAATTCTTTTATAGTAGGGGGCATTTATCTTGTAATGTAAATACGCACCCTCTCCCTATCTATTCCGTGAATAGCCCATACAGAGACCCAAGTACAAGGATGGCAGTAATCAACGATAAGATAGCCTCTGATATGAAGGAAATAGCCTCTTATGTATTGTCTCAGGAGAATGCGTATAAGATTATATCTAACAACATTCGTACGATAGGAGTCCTTCAAGTGAAAATATCCTCAAGGGATGAGGATGGAAGTATGGCGCATGAACATAGTACGAACAATATCATACGTGGCGCACTATCAGGTTCTGATGAGAGCGCAAGAATGGCAGTATTAACCGAATTAAAGTTTACGAAAGATGTAGAAAGATGTTTATCATAAAAAGAAACCTCAAGGAGTTCATAGGAAAGCTCATTGAGAAGATTGACCTATACCAAGCAAGACACCACGAGCTTGACGAGAATGACGACACGAAGAAGATAATAGACACCATTGACGTAAGTGAACAGAGGCTTCGTGTCCTTACAGATACAGGTTACGAGAAAGTGACCCATATCCACAAGACCCAACCTTATAGGGTCTATACCATAGAAACAGAAAACGGGGAGAAGCTCAGCTGTGCGGATAACCATAAGCTGTTCTTCTTTGACAAGGAGGCTGGAAGACCCGCAGAAGAAGTTTTCGTCAAAGACCTGAAGAAGGGCGACTGCATCGCAGTCTTTGGCGGTAAGGACTACGTCAAGTCAATCACCAAGCACGGGTTCTCCCATTCAATGTATGACCTTACAATTGATAGCAAGAACCACCGATACTACACGAATAACATCCTATCGCATAATACTACGACTATCGTAGCTATCATCGCTTGGATACTTTGTTTCAGCACCGATAAGAACATCCTCGTGATGGCGAATAAGGGGGCTACCGCAAAGGAGATTATCAGTAAGCTCGTGGAAGTGTTTAAGGGACTTCCGTTCTTCCTAAAACCTGGGTGTATATCCTTCAATACGGAGAGTATCGTTCTTGACAACGGATGCCGTATTATTTCTCAGACGACTACAGCGTCATCAGCTATCGGTTTCACCATTGATATGCTTTACCTTGACGAGTTCGCCCACGTAGACCGAAGTGTAGCGTACGAGTTTTGGCGTTCGGTATATCCTACTATTTCTGCATCAAAGACTTCAAGGTGTATCATTACTTCTACTCCTAATGGTATGTCAAACAAGTTCTTTGATATATGGGATGGTTCACAGAAGGGTCTGAATAGCTTTGCAAGTAAGAAGGTCTATTGGTGGCAAGTCCCAGGTCGTGACGCTGAGTGGGAGCGTAAGACACGCTCGGACTTCGGTGATAATGAGTTTGACCAAGAGTTCAACCTTTCCTTCAGCGTATCCTCTACGATGCTACTTAAAGCAAGAGACCTCAAGTACCTCAAGCGTATCAGCAAGGAATACGTACAGCACGACTTGAATGGGCTAAGAAAGGAGCTTAACGACAAACTTACTTGGCATCCTGACTTTGACCCGTATAGCATTGACTATATGCGTGACGCATTCGTCCTCTCTCTTGATACGGCTCAGGGGTCTCCTATCCAAGATGGTAGTAAGTTGGACTCTGACTACAATGTGCTTAATATCTTCAAGCTCGTCCCTATGTCGGAAGCCGCACTGAGAGACCCATATCGTGTCATCAAGGACGTGCGTGATTGCTTCAGACTTGTTCAGGTTGGGATTTACTTGGATAACAAGACCAACGAGAAAGACCTTGCAGAGGTTGCTAAGTATACTACGTTTAATCTGTTTAGGAATGGCATAGGAGACATTGACAATACGAGGGTTCTTGTTGAGGTGAACTTCAACGGAGGTCGCTTTATGGATGTCTTCAGAAGTCACGATAACTTCTACGATAACGTACTTATACATACGGCTCATAGGGTTGCTATGGATGGTGAGTTCATTCCTTTGAAGGCTGGTTATAAGACAACTCCTGGGAATAGGTCTTACTACATTGACCTTGGTCGTGATGGTATTGAACAGAGACGTATTATCACAACCCATACGGACAAGAAAGCTAACCTAAGTACGGAGGGTCAGCTCAGTTCGTTCGGTAAGAACAAGAAGGGTAAGTACGAAGGTATCGCTATCCACGATGACATCTCAATGACGACACTCAACCTGAGTAGGTTGTTTGACTCAGAGGAGTACCTATACTTCCTATCCAACTACTACGAGACATTCCTTGAGGGGATACCTACTTACATCTCATCAGCTATAAATAGCTACTACTCCAATGATGAGCAGGACTTGTATAACCTCCACGATGGTATCAAGGGGGCTTTGCAGATTGCTTCGGGGTATAGCACGAGGGATGAGGAAATCTATGACATATATAGGGGGATGCGATAAATAGGTGAAAGTGATTGCAAGTTTTTATGGCAGAAGATAAATCAAGAGTAGTTCAACTATTTGACGGGACAGCACAACCCGTCTACCCCGTAGTAGCCTTTGAGAATGTCTGTGACATTGTCGAGACCTCGGGTGATAATAAGGTTATACCAAACGTTCTCGGTAGTGCGGCGAGACGCAGAGCGAGTGATTTCCTTGGTGTTGGTCTCACACCCGTCTATAACGACAATGAGGAGGCTAAGATTATCAAGCGTATCAACATCTCGCCTTCAGGTTCACCTGATGCACCTGCAACGCTTTCTATTGAGACGGACTCTCTGTCCAAGGGTCTTGAGCGTACTCTGAATAAGGAGACGACTATTCCCGTTGCTAACCGCATACTCACGAAGGGTGTTGCCTCTGCACTTAGAAATCTGATGCCATCTAATCCTTCCGATTGGGGTACGGGTAACTACGTGACGAGTGGTGACAACGCTTCTGCGAATATGTACCTTTTTGTAGAAAGCCTATACAAGAATATCTCCGACAAGCTCTTCAAGGAACTGAAGGGTAGAACGCATAATGGTGCAAAGGTTGGTGAAATCCTTATTGATGGTGGTCACAAGACGGCTTCTCCTAACGACTATGTCAATGTCACGCCTACTAAGCCTAAGAATAGAGAGTTCGGAACTCCTATGGGTCTCTTTGCTATGGATAGTGGCATCCTTCTGCAAGACGAGAATACCGAGGCATCTTATGCTATAACGAACCTTACTATCAACAGAGGCGTTATCACTGCTACGAGAAATAGGATTAGCGGTGGTGGAGGTGGCACGGCAGGTGCTCTTAACCTTCCTTCGCTTATCACCACACTCACGGGTGAGATGAATAAGACTACGGGTCGTGCAGGTGGTTTTGATAATATGCTTGATAAGTTCTTTGATGAGAACATCAAGCGTTACTCAACGAGGTATAGGAAAGCCGCTAACCTTCCCGTACGTATAAAGAACAACGCAGAGGGTGTAGAAGCTACTGCACTTCCCAATAAGGGTGCAGGTGACACTATCAATGTCCTATCAAATGCCTATATAAACAACGATGGTTATCTTGTCCTTCAGAAGCAGTCCGTAACCATCCCATCAGCTGTTGCTGGCGGTGGTGGTACGGCTACGGATGCCCTTACGCTTAACAAGGCAGAGAAGCAGACGACAAACAAGCCTATCAACCTTGATGGGCTTGGTGCAGAAAACCACGTTGCTCTTAAAGTAGATGGTAAGGTCACTACCTCAGAAGGGTTCTATGAAGTCTCGGACGAAAGGCTAAAGGATATAGTAGGTCGTCTATCCTCAAACGAGATTGATGTTATCCTTAATGCTCTTGCAAGCCCTATCAGATATACGATGAAGGGTGATAAGGATGGTCAGGTACAGCTTGGTGTTGTTGCTCAGGAGATACAGAAGATAATCCCCGAAGTTGTATCCTCTCAGATTATTGAAGGAGAAGAGCGTCTTATGGTGGACTACTCTCGCCTTTCGGTTGTAGCTCTTTATGCTGTAAAGGGTGTCAAGGCTGAGATGAACGAACTCTCCAAGCGTATGAATAACCTTGAAAGCAAATTTGAAAGTCTCATTAAGCAATGCCACAAAGGGTAACGACAACAGAACTGCATACGGAGATAAAGCACGCACGGGACGCATATAAAGGCGTAGGGCACGACTACCACGGAAATATCCTACGCAATATGCTTTCTAACGAGCTGTTCTCCAATCCAACGCAGGATGCTTTTCTTAGGGGTATAGAGGTGCTTATAGAGGAGCTTATTGATTCGGTTAAGACCATCAAAAAGCATTTCTCCATAGCCCATAAGAAAGGTGGCAATAGGAGACGAGAAAACATCAACTAATAGAATAAAGAGAGGGGAGCGACAACGCCTCCCTCTCTTGTTTTTATGTAAATACGCTTAGCAAAGCGAAGAGTCAATGAGGTATAAAGCTATCAGCTCTCTCCTTGGAATGAAGTTCTTTTCCTTGGATGGTAAGCAACAAAATATCAAGCATAATCATATTGTATCATTCTTCATTGAACCCAATGATGGGTTTGAAGCCAAGGGGTATGTAGTAAACCTTGGTGATGGAGAGTTTGAGTTTGTCATAGAAGACGGAGGCTCACGATTTGATAATGGTACGAAGGGTGATATATTCTTCGTTAACAACCTCTCTGAGCTTACCTACACGATGAGCTTGGAGCGTCTTGATATAACTTACGAGGATGAAGAGTATAGCACCTCTGATGAAGGCTCTGTTCGTTTTGAAGGTAGCAAGGTGAAGAGTATCACCCTGAGGAATGATGAGGACAAGCACCTTGTTGCTAAGATGCTCAACTCTTTCATTCCCTTCCCTTCGTTTTCGCTCGTTGGCTCTATTGAAATGGAGAAGGGTGCGGTAGGTCTGATGAATACCTCCGAGCTTGTTATTCTCGGAGAGCGTATCGCAGACAACTACGTATCCACCTACCACACTCCATTCTCAAATATACCTCCACATATCAAATTAATCAATGGTGTCCCTTGCCTTGCTACATATCGTATTGTTGCTAAGTCAGAGGATGAGGCGGTCGTCTTTGAGGTATCATCAGATAGGGGTAGCATATCGGAAGGGGAAAACGTAGAGCTTGTAGCACCCATCTCTTACTCTAAGGTGGAATATGAAGGTAAGGAGTATAAGCTAAGAGAGCTGGGTAACTTCTCCGATATACCCATCAAGAGAGAAACGGCATCGGCAGTGTCTCCTATCGTCCTGCACTACGGGATGAAGGCGGACAACGAAGGTGTCTTTGATAGCACGCTCTCGCTAAGCCTTGTAGAGGAGTTCGTTCCTCTTGCAGATGATTACTCCTCGGTTGCTACACAAGAAGAGTACAAGAACCTTGTATCTGTATATCCATTCTGTACCATAACGCTTACAAGCGAAGTGGAAGGACTTGACGATAGACTACGTACCTTCTTTACTAACTTCGGTATTCCCGACCCTAAGGACTATCAGGAAGCGTTCAAGGACGCTCCCCTAACACCTCTTGACGCACGCTTCATCAACGACAAGAGTAAGGAGCTATACCTAATCCACCAAGATATATTCCCATATGCAGGCACATACAAAGGCTTGCTTAATGCGGTGAACTACCTTGGCTATGATGACATCTTCTTTAGGGAATGGTACACGAGGGTGGATAACCCTGAGGAGAAAGCTCCTGAGGTCGGATTTATCTCTATGGATGTCAAGAAGGGTGTCACTCTTTCAAGTAAGCTCAAAGCCACCAATATAACCTATGGTGAGTATCTTGACCTCAAGAAGCTGAGAAAGCTATCCCTTGTATATAACATCAACAAGGTAGTAGGAGAGGATAAGCATAGCATCCCCGTAACGGAGAAGGTATATGACTACACTCAGGACGTACTACTTCTAAAGCTGTATGCACTTCGCTCATGGCTTAGTGAGTATATCATAGGTCTGCAATCGGAAATCACAGACATTGTAGGTGAAGCATCGTTCTTCCACGGACATCCCGTAAGGCATTACACTACGGGCGGTTCGGCTCTTGAGGTAGAGAAGGTGATGAAGATGAGACCTAAGTGGAATACAGATATGACCATTATGGAGGATGAGACGAGTGGTGCATATACGTATATCCGAATGGAAAATAGCGGGACGAGTATCAAAATCTCCGATATAGGAGACAAGACCTTCCGTGACTTCGTGGATTATGCGGTGAACACCTCTCCGCATGCGGAGAATGGGTTTAACGTAGCTAAGCGTATGCACCTCACTCCTCCCTCTACAAGTACGTCTATCATCTACGCTGACAAATGGAATCCAAACAACTCTTTGGAAATTCCATTGGGTGCGACATTCAGCTTCCCCGTGCAGTATGAAGAGCTGACTTATGTAATAGAGCTTGACGAGACGGATACCTTCGCTATGTTTGCTGGTCTGTTTGATAGTCATTCGGCATTCCAAGGGAATCCTATCTTCATCCACGATAACAAGATGACCCTTCCTGACAAGTCTAAGAAGTCAGTGTTCGTGAATCTTCCTTCATTCTTCGTCTCGGAAGGGCGTGTGTATAACTACGACCATAAGTATGGCTTCTTGGAAATTGCATACGAGATTACGAGAAGGGACGGGAAGTACATCCTCTTAAAGGATGGTGAGGTCATCCACGCCAGCGAAGAGCCTATCGTAATCACTCCGTCAAACAAGGGTGGTGAAGAATGTGTCTTTGAATACAATGAAGCAGACAATACCCACGCATTGAGTTTTAGGTATGATATGTTTGGCGATGGTCTGTATGCTATCGTTATAGATGAAGGTAGCTTAATCACCACCTCTTCTAAAAGTTCAAACGAAGGCGAAGAGGATGACGAGATTATCTACTTCTCCTCTACAACGGACAAGGATAAAGGTATAAAGTCTTCGTCAATCACGGCTAAGGCAAGGATGCGTATCCCTACAAGGACGAGATATAACAGCGCAAGCTATATCCTTGAGCAGGTATGCGTATATTTGTCTGCACGCACGGAGCTTAACATCAACCAGGTGTATGATGAGAAGATAGCAGGTTCATTTGGTCAGGAGTCTATTTACGTACAGCTCCCAAGGGCTGGTATGTATTCGCTTAAAGCGGTCATCGCTGACGAGTACAACAACGCACATATAGCAGAGGCAAGAAAGAAGCATATCGTCACGAGGAATGAGATTATGACCTCTGATGATAAGCCCGTAACAAGGATTGTCGCTATCACCGAGGGTATGCCAAATACGAATGTAACTACCGACATCAACATTCAGGCGAGCGAATATCCTATCCTTCCTCTTGTAGACAAGGTGCAAGCCCGTGGTTCTATGGAGGTGTCTATTAACGGAGTTGATTATGACGCTGTCTCTTTTGAGGACAAAACTATATCCTCAAACATCTCTAAGGGTGACTTCATCTATATGGACAACCTTACCATCCGTGCTATTAGCGGTGCGGTATTCACGGATGATAATTACATCTACCTCAAGGTAAAGAGAAATCCAAGGGTAGACTATCAGGGTCTCAATAGGAGCGGTGCAGAGATGGCTATGACTATCTTTGACACGGAACAGAACACTGAGTATGCGACTTACAATGTTGTTGTTGAAAGGGCTTATACCTCACTCAAGTCTGTACCCGAAAATGAGAAGCTGATTAACTCCGCTATCTTTGATAGCAATGAGGTGATTTACCTCAAGTGCAGAGTATCAGATGACAAGTACCACGAGTTTAAGGATACCTATGAAGAGATAAAGAAGAGAAGGGATAACAAGATTACCCTTGGGCTTAACTCCTCTATGAGAAGGAATATACTTACTGATGACCCATTCTGCCGTAATTGGATTATTGATGGGGTTAAGTTCGCTTCCATCCCCGTGTCGTCCTTTGCAGGCATCAGCTTTGAACGTGACGCTGTCGTCAAGCTGTCCTATCTAAGAGACATCGGCATCTCAGGTGGTGTATGTATTAGCGAGTGCGCCTATAAGGTCATAGACATCAAGCACGAGATGGCAAAGGCAAAGGAGTATAGCGTCTTTTGGAAGTTCAAGAAACTTGTAGATGAAGACGAAGAACTCAAGAGAACTATATACAATTCAAGGGTCAAGGAGCTGGTCTTTGTAAACGGATGGTTTGATACAGAGGTGGCGCACCCCAACGGAAACCATCGTATATCTACCTTGTCAGGAAGGAATGTAACCACGCTACAACTTTCCAATGCACATAATACCTACGTTCAGTACATAGGCAAAGCAGAGACCTCTCAGGCTACTCTGAACGGGAGACCATTCGTTGTACTCAACGAAGAGACATCCCATTACGCTCCATATATGGATAGCACCTTTGAACTCTACGGAAGGAAGTTTGATGAGTGTAAGTTCAGAGCAATATGGGCTAAGCCATCTGCATTCGGTTCGGAGCGTATTAGGAATATACTTGAAGGTAAGAGGAGAGATGATAATATACACGCAGGAAAGAGTGGCGATATTGTGTCCTTATCCAATATGAAGGTCATCTTAGATAAAGCCACCATAAAGCCCAATTCCAATATCATCATAACAGCTGAATTACCTGATTCATTGAGTTATTATCCATGCGTTATTTTTTGGCGTATCTATAATACCTTAGACAATACTCTCATAGGAGAGTGCCACAACGTTTCACTGCAGCTCAACCTCCCTCTTGACAAGGGTCTTGACGAAATGACCTACAGAGTGGAATGCGAGTTCCTTGATACCCGTGGCAACAAGAAGGATACAATCAAACCCTTCTTTGTCAAGGTAAAGAAGTAGATTATGCTAAAAAGGATTATCTTCAAAATTATTGAATTGTTCTTCACGAGGGACGAGAAGGTTTGGCTTGTAAGGAACGTGTCTTCATTATGCGACTACGACCTGAACACCAACATTGAAGAGCCTGAAGAAGTAACAAACGAAGAGAAGAAGTTAAAGGATATGGGTAAGTTCTCTACCCCTATCAAGGAGATAAAAATCTCCATCAGTATGGATAGTGAGGATTAAGAAAAGAATCAGATATGGCAAATAGAAAGCAGAATGCGGTGTACTTTCAGTATATCCAAGGTGTAAACCAAAATGAAATAGTATCCCTCCTGGGGTCAGAGCGTCTCCCTGATGGGAGAATTGCTTACACCCTTAGCGATATGAACGTGGTCTCGGATGACCTTATCTACCCCCTTTCTCGTATTGGTGGCAGTGATGTTAGGTTTAACGAGCAGACGGGAGAGTATGAAGAAGTCCCCGCCTTCGCTAAGCCACGTCCTCTCGCTCAGTATAAGGTTATTCAAGTACCATACCCCGATAGGAAGTGCTATAACTTCTTCGCTGTAGACTCTAACAACGAGATGCAGTTTATCAAGCAGTATGATGCTCAGGGTCGCCCCATTGGTAACTACCCCAACCCAAGGTTCAACCCTTCTCTCATCACATCATTCTCCTATGAGAATATCATACCCATCCCTAATGACTTTGTCGTTTCATACGTGAACTTCGTTAATCCCGATGAGGATGAGGACTATGACCTTATTGACCTATCGGACGAAGAGGTTGCAGAGGAAATGGTTATCACACCTCCGCAGAAGATAATCGTTAGTGAGCCGATAACCAAAGTGGTAGCCGATGATGATACTATGGAACTTATTAAGCCCATCTGTCGGGAAGAACCACGAGCGATTTCTGATATTGACGAAGAGCTTATCACACGCATCCTCAAGAACTCAAAGAAGAAGGACAGCACGCTCTCTATCGGTCTGAGTATTGAACTCCCCGTGAAGACTATTGTAGATGTTGTGCGTGCTACTTTTGAGAACCCTGATGAGCATATCAATAGGATGTGCGAGAAGCTCGTTCAGTCGGTATCTACGGAAGACATTAAGAATAAGATGAAGGAGATTATTCTTGACCTTTACACAAGCGAAGCAGAGGTGAAGCCCAAGAAGGAAAAGCCCGTACGTCTTGATGACAACAAGCCTCGTGAGGCTGAAGACCCAAAGGTCGTCACCATTAACGAGAAGACAGAAGGCAAGGAGATTACTTTTGAAGAGGCTATCAAGGTGACTTCAAAGAAGAAGGATGAAGATACGCCACTTGCAAGCAAGAAGGTGAAGTCAAAGGATATGACTCCCGAGGAGATTAAGGCAAGGAGAATAGAGAACCTCCGCAAGGCTCGTGAAGCCAAGAAGCTGAAAGCCCTCCAAGAGAAGGAGAATAACTAATACCTAAACAAACCGAAGAAGAAGGGGAAGGCATTAAGTAATGCCCTCCCCTTTTCGCTTTCTATTCTGTGACTCTTAGTAATCCGCTGTAATGGTCAAAGTCACACTCGCAGGTTATCACATAGTCTACTCCACTATCAAAACCCTCTCGGGTAAGAGTAGCGTTGTCGCAGTCTTCAAAGATACGCCCATTGTAGGCTAATAGGTTGTCACTACCTCTAAACCGCTTCTTCTTCCCGACTATGAATATATTGCGATAGACTTTCATATTACCATTTACGTGAATAGTTATCCCCGAAGTCATCAGCTAAGAGATAGTGTGTCTTCTTAGCTTCATAAGTAGATATAACATACTTATACTCGTCCTTATCGCTCAAGAACTTCTCGTCAGGAGTTGTCGTCTTGGCGTGCTTGAAGAACTCCTTATGGATACTGAATGTGGTTACATCATCATCATCGCTATAAGGAATGACAGCATCAATCTCAGTGACAAGGAACATTTGAATGTCAAACATAAACGTAGCAAAGATTTCCGCCCCGCCTATAATAAACGTATCTCCTTGATTATCACTGATATACCTCAACACTTCGTCCCTACTACGCAATACAATAACGTCATCACGCTCCTCCATTGTCTTGGATAGTACGATGTTCACCCTATTGGGTAGAGGCTTGCACCCAAGAGACTCAAAGGTCTTCCTACCCATAACAACACTCTCACCACTTGTCATCTCCTTGAACCATCTCAGGTCACTTGGGATATGCCAAGGCATCTTGCCATTCACTGCTATAACGCCATTCTTGGAAATGGCAACAATCCCGAGTATCATACGGCTACCTTCCCTGCAATGTGTGGATGTGGGTCGTAGTCAAAGAGCTGGAAGCTCTCGTAGGTGAAGTCGTCAATGTCCTTCACCTTTTCATCAAGGAGGATATAAGGAAGAGGTCTTGGCTCTCTTTGAATTTGCGTCTGTATTTGCTCCATATGGTTAGAGTAGATATGTACGTCACCAAGAGTGTACACAAGGTCTCCTGCAAACAGCCCCGTGACGTGCGCCATCATCATCAGAAGGAGCGAGTAGGATGCGATGTTGAAAGGAACACCAAGGAAGAGGTCTGCACTGCGCTGGTAGACTTGCAGAGAGAGCTTATTGTCAGCTACGTAGAACTGCATAAAGCAATGGCAGGGAGGAAGTGCCATTTCGTTAATCTGACCAACATTCCAAGCGGAGATAATCATTCGTCTGCTGTCGGGGTTATTCTTGATACATTCAACAATATCCCTTACTTGGTCAATATATCCTCCGTTAGACAAATCCCAATGTCTCCACTGATGACCATACACCTTACCGAGGTTGCCGTCCTTATCTGCCCATTCGTTCCAAATACGGACACCATTATCTTGTAGGTACTTGATATTGGTATCGCCACTCAAGAACCAAAGGAGTTCGTGGATGACGCTCTTGAGATGCACCTTCTTTGTGGTAAGGAGAGGAAACCCATCCTCCATACTGAAACGCATCTGATGACCGAAGATACTTGTCGTACCCGTACCCGTGCGGTCTTCCTTGTAGACCCCTTCGGACAGCACCCGATTGGCTAAGTCAATATACTGCTTCATTTCTTCTTGTTATTAAAGTGATGAATACTCTACAGCAAAGATAGTCAAACTTCACCGAAGAAAAAATTTCTCGGAAGTTTTGGTAGTTTGAAAAAAAGTTCTTACCTTTGCAGTGACAAGAGGTTGTTTGAAGCACCCATCGTTCTGATTGAACATAACGTAATCGTATGTGAATCTAACACGATTTTTATCATACTATAATAATAGTAGCGATATAATCGTTATGTTAGTGCCATTACGGATAGCAATACAGAAGACGGGTTTTATCCAAACACATTGATTAAGGAAGTATGCAGACAAAGGAATCATCAAAGAAGTCAGGATGTCATAGAGATGAAAGCGTCTCTTTGACATCGACTCGTTCCTTGGAGCGAGGGAGGAGGGCTCATCGCTCTTGTCTCTCGCCTGCCACTTCTGAATCTCAAGGTGAATCTCTTCCTATGAAGAAGAAATCATCCAAGACATTGGTTCAGGTATCAACCACAAGCGGAAGTGCATTCAGTCAATTCTACAATGACACCTGCAAGGCGATAAGTTCAGACTTGTTGTCTCCAACCGAGATAGACTCTGCCGTTTCTGATTTGAGCTGTTTGAATACCTCTTCTCGTGGAGAGGAGGTGAAGTCTTGGTTCTTGTCAAGTCAGAGGATAGCCACGAGTATGAACTCATGGGAGACTTGCTCTCAATACTTCAAACCTTCTCGTGCCGAATGCACAGACTTAGTAAGTACGCAAATCAAAACGAGGAGGATACGCATCTATCCAACGAAGGAACAGAAAACGATACTTCGCAGGTGGTTTGGAGTGCAGAGGTTGGTGTATAACCAAGCTATCCAGCACTACAACGACAAGGTGTTTGATGTCAGACATTGGATGAAGTTGTATGACTTCGTTGCCGCAGAACTTGACATGAACTACGTCAAAGAAGTTCCACGTCACATCAAGAACATTGCCGTCAAGGATGCTTATACTGCGTGGAGGGCGAACTGCAAGAAGTCAAAGAAGAGTGGAACTCCATTCTCCTTAAAATTCAAGAGTAGGAAAGACAAGGTCCAATCATGTGGTATTCCAAAGAAAGCTGTTTCAACTCTTGGTATATATCATACCAAATCAGGTCGGATGAAGTTTTCTGAGACCGATTGGTTTGCTAATTCCGAGATTTCGGATTCCCGACTTATATACGACCATGGTAGATGGTTCGTTTCTATTCCGAGGAAAATCACTACGCAAAGCACCTCCGAGACCCAAGGAGGTGCAGTTGCTGTAGACCCAGGAATAAGAAACTTTGGAACATACTTCTCTACCGATGGTCGTTTCGGATGGGTCGGACAAAGAGCGTTTGAAAGAATCCTAAAGCTCAACCTAAGAATAGACAAGATGAGGTCTATCATCGCAACCACTGAAGATAAGCTGTACAAGTTTAGACTCAAGAGGGCGATTGACAGAATGTATCATAAGATACAAGACCTTGTGGACGAGTTGCATTGGAAATTCATAAACTTCCTCACAAAGGAGTTCTCCGTTGTGATTTTTCCTCCATTCAACGTTTCCGATATGGTTAAAAAATCAGGTCGGAAAATCCGCAAGGTTGTTGTCAGGTCTATGATGGCGTTGAGGTTTTATGAGTTCAAAGAACGCTTGAAGAATAAATGTAAAGAACGTCACGTCCTCTTTATTGAACAGAACGAGGCTTGGACTTCCAAGACCAATTCATTCAACGGAGAGGTGATGACAAACCTTGGAGGTAAAGAGTTCTTCACCTATCAAGGTCTGAAAATCAATCGTGACGTAAATGGGTCTCGCAACATCTTGTTGCGAGCAATGAGAGATAGCTCCGCCAATGGTTGAAATACCATTGGA